CTACAGGGCGGGCGCGCCGCTACCGGGGCACGTCTCGGTCCCGGTGCCGTTCCGCTGGTGCATGGTCGTCGGAGAGCCCGTAGGGCTTCCAACTCCCGCGCCGCACACGGGGCAGTTGCCTTCGGTCAGGCCGGGGTCGAACCGGCGGCCGGAAGTTGCGTGGCTGCACATATCAGTTCCTCCTCGATGGGGGTGGTGCTGACAGGTGGTGCACATGCCTCCCGGCCCGGTCGCCCAGGCCGGGAAGATCAGAAGGCCGTCTGCAGGTCGAACGGACGGCTGCCCTTGTCCTGGCCGGCGCGGGCGGTGTGCTGGAACAGAAGCTGGATCCGGGCCTCGCTGTGGAACCGCACACCTACGCCGGGGTGCGCGGTGGCCGGGTCCTTCACGGTGTACGCGTACGCTGCGTCGATCTCCTTGGACCCGCTGTTCGTGAGCGCGGCGGCGAGGTACTTCTCGGCCAGCTGGGGCGTGACCTTCCCGCCCTCGAACAGGTCCGGGTATGCAACCTCGGCGGGAGCCTCGTAGCTGACCGGGTTCTCCGGCTGCTTGTAGTCCTCGCCGGGGGCGGCGGTCGCCGTGATCGCCGCCCAGATCTGGGCACCGCTCATGAACATGATGTGCACGCCGAAGGGGCGCTCAGACTCCTGCCACGGGTCGACGCTCTTTACGTCGGGGGCCTTGGCCAGGGCGTCTACGGCGAACTGCTGGAATCGCGCGGGTCGCATTTGTGATCATTTCCTTCCGTGGCGGCCGGGTCAGTCTAGGCCGGGCGCCCGCCCGGCCGGGCGGGCGGCTGAGAGTCTCGTGCGACTCTCCAGGCGCGGCCGAGCCGCACGGAGGTCGGGCACGACACACCGGCCTTGCAGGTGGCGCAGGTGGTGGTGTGACCGACCCACGCTCGATACGCGGGGTCCTGACCGCGTGCGCCCGTCACTGCTTCGCCGCCTTGCAGACGGGGCACTCGCACGGCGGGAAAACGTGCGAGGCCGACGGCGTCGCCTGGGGAGTGACCTCAGCTTTCTCGCGTAAGACTCGGGTCACACCGGCGCGGTTCACCTGGTACACCCTCAGCGTCATCCGCGCTGTCTCGGCACTCATGCTCACCCCCTGGGGATGGGGCGGCGCCAGCCGATTCCTGGCGGGGAGACCGGCGCCGCTGTCGTGAGGATCACGCTAGGTGCCCGCGCGATCACACCCCAGGGGCGAACCCCACCACTCTACGAGCACGTTCCCCTGTGAGGTAGGACGTAGCGCCCTACCTCACAGGGCCGGGTCGACACCGAGCCGGGATGCGAGGCCGCGCAGCGTGCTGTTCCGCCGCCGCTCGGCCTCGAGCATCTCCCGCACCGTCGCCGCCGCCCCTGCCTGGAAGCGGATCCACTCCGGCTGGTCCTCCTCCACCTCCAGGAGCAAGTTCAGCGCGCCCTCGTTGTCGCCGGTTTGGTAGCGGGCCTGCGCGACGTCCACCCGGTACGAAGCCGAGTGCACTGGGCGGCTGATGCTGTCGAGGCGGACCTCGGTGGCTGCGTCCAGGGCGACATGGGGCATGCCGTCGGTGCCGGCCAGCGCCGTATTCACCTTCTGCGTCAGGACGTCGGTCACGCTGAATGCTGTCCCGTACGCCTGGACCGGGCCGGACTGCACAGCAGCCCCCTCGGCCAGCCCGAGCAGGTAGAGCGCCTCGTCGTGGTGATCGGCGCGGGCCGCCGGGGTCGCCGCCGCGATCAGCAGATTCCCGTAGACGGCGAGCTGCTCGGCGGTAGCGCCCCGACGTCGCGGCTCGAGCTGGTCCGCCTTCCGCTCGGCGACGTCGCGGGCCTGCTCCCATCGGCCCTGGCGCAGCAGGACCCACGAGAGGGTGGAAACGCCCATGCCCTCGAGCAGAGGATCGGACGCGCGGGCTGCGGCGGCGAGCTGCTTCTCGACAGCGGTGTACGCCCAGTCCGGATGACCGCTCTGCGTAGAGAGGGACGCGGCGAGCTGATACGTCAGAGCGAGGTCCCGCCACACCCCCTCGGTGTCGTGCTGGCGGGCGGTCGCGCGTCCGTCCCGCAGCAGCCCGGGGAGGATGGCGGTGAGTTCGGAGTACCCGCCGGCCCAGTAGGTGTTCGTGGCGGCCTGCACCTGCCGCGCCCACTCTGCCGGGCTCGGCGGGTCCTCCAAGTCCTCATAGCCCAGGACGCCGGGGAGCGAGCCGGGGTCCTGAATCGCGTCACGCATGTCCAGCAGGCCTCCCTCGGGGCTGGGTTGCTTGGTCACGGTGGGCTGTCCTACGAGTCGCTCAAGCTGGACGTCCAGCGCCCGGGCCAGGCTGCGGAGAGTGCCGACCCGTGCGGATTGCCGCCGGTTCTGCTCGAGCTTCCGGATGGTGTCGATAGACACCTTGGACTTGTCGGCCAGTGATTCCTGCGTGATGTCACGGAACTCTCGCAACGCGCGGATGCGGTCGCCAATGCTGATGTTCATGTGGACCCCCGCCAGAAGGTGTGGATCCACGGTACTGCGAAACGCAGAAATGCCCCCCACCGCCGACGCGGTGGGGGGCTCGGTCACGGGTACTGGCGGCGGGTGGGGTCCAGGGCGAGAGCCAGCGGGCTCGGGCTACCGGCCGGGTCGTCCGGCTCGGTCGGTGTGGTCCGTCGGCACATCAGCCCGTTCGGATCACCCGGCGGTGGCTGGAGGCTGTACCCGTCGGGGCAGGACGGGCCGGGCGGTCCCGCCTGGCCGCGCTCGCCGGGCTCGCCTTTCTCGCCGCGCTCGCCCGGGGCGCCGTCCTTGCCCGGTGCGCCGTTGACGCCATTGGCTCCGTCCTTCCCGGGCGCGCCCGTGACCGCCGGACCGGGTGACCCGTCGGTGCCCGGCTCGCCGTCCTTGCCGTCCTTGCCGTCCGCGCCGGCCTCTCCCTTCTGGCCGCGCGGACCCGACGGGCCGGGGATCGGTACGGGGACCTCCACCCGGTCGGGCAGATCATCTACCGCAGACTCCGGATCCGGCGCCGCCGGGGTGCCGCCCTCGGCCTGGATCTGCGCCCGCAGAGTTCGTACGTCCCCGGCCAGAGTCGACACGGCGTCCCCGCGCCGGTCCGCCTCGGCCGCCACGGTCGCCGTGCGCTGCGCTTCGGCGTCGATACGCAGCCAGACCAGGACGATCGCACCGGACAGCACCGCCAGGACGGCGGCGACGGCGAGCGACCGCCAGCGGCGGGCCAGAAGCCCATCAGGGCGGTGGCGACGGGGCACTGGGCGGTCCTCCTAGAGCGGCGATCTGTCGGTCGCGGTCGGCAATCTCTGCGGTGAGCTGGGCAATCAGAGCCTGAAGAGCGGCACGGTCGGCGCGCTCCGAGGCCAGCTCGGCGTACGCGGCGGTGAGCTCGGCCCGCAGCGCGTCCCGCTCGTTCCGCAGGTTGTCGCGCTCCTCCTGGAGGTTGTCGACCAGGCCGCCGTACCCGGTCATGACCGCGCCCTGGTGGTTGGCGCGGGCGTTGGTGCGTTGTCCGATCAGCGCGGCCGCGGCCGCTGCGAGCCCGACGACGATGGTCCCGACGGCGGCGAGCGTCGCAGCGTCCACGTGCATGCCTCCTGGTGCGAGGGTTGGTCAGAGGCCGGACGGGGTGGCCGGGTCCTTGGCTGCGGGGAGCGTGGACGCGGTGCCGGGGCGGCCGACGAGACGGCCCGCCACCCAGCTCTTCGCCGAGGCGGCGAGCAGCGCGATCGGTGCCGCCCACCACACGGGTATGTCCGCGAGCTCCACGGCGGCCAGGCCGAGGGCGGCCTCGGCCCCGGTCCACATGGACCGCTCGGCCAGGTCCAGGACGAGTTTCTGCATGTCAGTTCTCCGGGGTGGTGTCGAGGGCGGCGCGGACGAAGCAGTCCTTCGCCTCGAGGAGCTTGCGTAGGCCGGCGGACAGCTCGGGTCCGTCGGGGAGGACGGCGACGAGCTCCTGGGCGAGGTCGCCGCACGGCTTGCTCACCGCCTGGAGGTGGGCGGGCAGGTGCCCGTACTCGAAGTACCGGAGCAGGTGCTCCGTGGCGGGGTGACGGAGGGGCGTGTTGCCGTCGCTGTGCTGGGTCATCGTGAATCCCTTTTTCGTGCAGGTCAGAGGCGGCCCGTGATATTTCCGGGCCGAATCTCAGGCTCAGGTGCTCAGCGGCTGCCTCCGATCGCGGAGGCCATTTCGGCCCGCCGCTTCTCGATCCGCATCTGGACGAACGCCAGGCCGCGCGGCGTCAGATGGAGGGTGTAGTGGGCGCACGACCCCCAGGTGTGCTCGACCACTCGTTCCACCGCGTTGAAGCAGTCCGCGTGTGCCGCGTAGAAGTCGTACTGCCAGGCCCCGCACGTGGCTTGCCTGCGGTAGATCAGCTTCTCCTCGAGGAGGAACGCCCGCAGGACCTTCTCGGTCCAGCCCAGGGTCTTCGCCGCCTGCCGTATCAGCAGGTCTCCGTTCTGCGCCGCCATCAACGTGTCGTGCGCCAGCGCCTTGGGCTCCAGCTCCTTGAGCTTCGCGTCCGCCTCGACCAGCTGCTCGGCGACCCGTACGAACTGCTGTGACAGGGCGAGAACACCCTGTGGGGTGCTGATGTCGGGCAACGCCGGCACAGGAGGGGCCGGGGCGTACGAACCCGTGCGGCGGATCGAGGGGATGACTTCCTCGGCAAGCCAGTCCTGGAACCGCTCGGCCGCCGGGAGGTTGCTCCGCATGACCAGCCGGTAGACACCGGACTCGGAGACGATCGCGCGGTTCGGATTGCCACGATTACCGTCGGGAATCGCGACGGTATTCCGCATGTGCCCCGGCAGGGAGGCGAGCACGTCACGCCCGTTTGCGTATCCGAGCACGGCCGTCACGTCCATGCCGACGAACCACGGTTCTCCGTCGACCATCACGGTGCGAACCGTCTGGCCGTCGTCGGGGAAGGTGAATGGCATGATGTTGCTCATAGCTGTCCTCGCTTCGTGTGGTGAGGGTGTTGGCGGGGCCGCCCGGGTGTGTGATCGGGGCGGCCCCGCCGTCGTGTGGCCAGTCAGGAGCCATGAGGGCGGTCAGACGTTGGGGACCTTGAGCCGGTCCCAGCTGGTCTTGCCGGGGATGCCGTCGGCGTCCTTGCCGGTGTAGCCGAGCTTCCGCTGCCAGGCGGCGTACGACTTCCGGTCGGCCTGTGACCACTTCGGGCCCGGACCGACCCGGTACCGGCCGCAGCCCTCCGCGACGAGGCGCTTGCCCATCGCGGTGATGACAGAGCTGTTGCGGCCGGCCTTGAAGAACGCGGCCCCGGGGAAGGGCTCGTACGTCGGCATCGGCCGGGGCTTCGGCTTCGTGGCCGGCCCCGTCGGTGCGCTCCCGAGGCGCTTCCCGACCCGGGCCCGCATCGAGTCCATCGTGAAGCCGCGCGGGTCGATCTTCCCGGGCTGCCACTCCAGGTGGCCGAACACGGAGCGCTCGGACCAGCCGTGCGCCCGGCACACCGCGGCGGCCGCGCGCTCGATCGCGAGCAGCTGCTCGACGGGCCACGGGTCCTTGCCGTCGCCGAGATTGATGGCTTCGAAGCCATAGAAGTGCCGGTTGCCGTCGGTGTTGGCCTCGTTGTCCGGCGGGAGCTCCCGCTCGGCGATGACGGCGCGCAGGACGTCGTCGTCGCCGAGCCCGGCGTGGTTCGCCCGCCCGTTCCCGACGAGGTGGACGGTTCCGTCCTTGGCGATGACGCCGTGGCAGAGCGGGCCGGGCAGCTTGGAGTGGCCGTTGTAGCAGAGCTCGACGGAGGAGGCGGTGCCCGAGGTGACGGTGTGGTGGATCATCACCCCGTGGGTCGGCCCCCAGGGGCCCTTGTGGTTCCGGTTGTTCGTGCGCCAGCTCCGGTGTTCGACTACGTGGAGGCCCTCGTCTCTGAGCGCTTTCAGCAGCCGGTCGGCGGACAGTGGTGTGGCCATGTGGCAGGCCCTCCAGACATGACGATGCCCCGGCCGGGTGGGCGCGGGGCGGATGGGTGAGCGGGTGGGTCAGAAGCGCCGGATGAGGCGCAGGGTGGTGGCGTAGGTGCCGGAGCCGTCCAGCCGGGACGCGCCGCCGACGTCGGCGAGTGTGGGCCCGTTCGGGGTCTTCCTGCTGTTGGCGAAGCGGAGATGGCCGTTCTGGTCAACGCCCATGTAGATGCCGTTGTGGTCGAGTTGCCCGCTCACGGCGTCATCGCTGTCGGCGTCGAACAGCGGCACGTCCCCGATCTGCAGGCCGCCGAGCGGCGGCGCGGTGTCGTCGGCCTGGGCGACGATCACGCCTGGCCCCGATGGTCCGATGTCCTTGGTGATCCTCGGCAGGTTGATGCCGTCGAAGTTCTCCAGGCGGACCATCGGGATGCCCATGTGGTAGCCGTAGACCATCCGGACGTAGCCGCTGCAGTCCATGCAGTGGAGCTCAGGGGCGTCCGCGGGGCGGGTCTCGCCGTTCACGAACTCCCAGTCCACGCCGATGTAGTCGTGGAAATCCGCGCCTTCCACGGGCGCGCCTGCGCTGTCGAGGGGACCGTAGCGGGACTGCCCGGCGATCTGTGCCCCGGCCAGCGACGGGTCGGTGACGGGCGGGGCGCCGGTGACGTACATCATCGCGTAGGCCAGTGCGTCCGGGGTGGTGTCGTACGCCCAGGCGCGCACCTGGGCGGCGAGGGCCGGGGTCCACTGCCCGTCGTAGGGCTCGTCCAGGAGCCGGATCCAGGTGTCGTGGGTGATGACGGGCGGGTCGGGCCAGGTCCCGGAATACAGCTGAATGTCGTGGACCCGGAACTGGAACGGCACCGCGGTGGACCCGGAGGACGCAAGGCCGCGCACGCCGATGCGGCCGGCCCCCAGCGTCGCGTCCGTCACTTCGTGCACCCACGTGGCGGGTTCGGACGTGCCGTCCTTCCACGCCCGGCAGCGCAGCGTGGTGCCCTTGCGCTGGACACGGATGTGCCAGATGTCGCCCGCGGTGTAGCCGGTGCCGACCGTGGTGAGCGCCCCGATCGTGGTCGTGCTGCCTCCGGACTCCCGCTCCAGGATCAGCTGCACCGTTCCGGAGGTGAGCACGGACAGCCGCGCCCGGTACATGCTGTTGACGTTGGTGTACGCGAACGACAACGCGAGCGACGACGCGTTGCCGGTGGGCATGACGGTCAGGGACCAGGACAGGCGGGCGTCGACGTCGCTGATGTTGTTGATCACGGTCGCGTGGCGGGAGCTGTTCGCGGCCGTCATGCTGATGATCCCCGCGCCGTCGGTCACCGTGTAGTCGGCGTCCACCCCGTTCGCGTTGGACCAGGAGCCGCCCCCGCCTGAAGGCCCCCACCCGGCCGCCCTGGTTCGGTCGAACGTGTCGTGAAACGGCCTCTTGTTCTCGGTGAACGTACGGACCGGGCCGCGCATGGCGACGGTGCGCGCTCCGACGGTCAGCGTCGCCAGGAGCCCGGCCTCGTCGGAGATCTCCAGGAGCTCCGGCGGGCCGGCCACCCCCTGGACGGTCAGCGGCCGGGGCAGCGGGCGGTGCGTGCTGCGGGAGTGGACCGTCATCAGTGGTGTGGTCATCCGAGCCCCTCTATGTCGATCAGGATGGTGACGGCCGTCGGGGATCCGGCGACGCTGCGTACGGCGACGGCGACGGTGTCCCCGGCCTCCAGTGCCGCGTTCTGCACGCCCGGCCCGGACAGCCACGTCCCGGCGGTGGCCAGCGACAGGTTCACGGCCAGGAGGTCGGCGCCGCCCGCCACGGCGTTGATGGTCGCGCCGCTCCCGCCCTCCCGGTAGCCGCGCACCGCGGTGACCGTGCAGGCGTGCGGGGCGCGCCAGATGGCGTAGGACACCGGGCCTGCGGGGGCGGGGATCACGAGGCCCTGCGTCGTGGTGGGGGTGCCCGGGTACTGCAGCAGCCCGTCCTGGACGGTGCCGCCGTCCAGGAACGCGACGATGTCCCGCAGGACCGTGGACGGTGCCGCCGTGTACGTGGTGGCGGACCCGGTGTTCGCCTCGATACGGATGCCCTCGAAGATGTTCGGGGCCTCGGGCACCGTGGAGGCGTCCTCGATGGCGACCAGGTCGTCTCCGGCCGCCACGTTGAGGAATTTCGCGCGGAAGGTGTTGTTGTACGCCCCTGCCCCGCACACGAAGGCCCGGTTGTCCGGGCCTGCGCCGCGTGCGGTCGCGTAGTTGAGGTCGAACACGTTGGACTCGCCGGAGGCGACCTCCACGAGTGTGTCGAACTGCTCCAGGTTCGCACCCCAGAACCGCTGGCTGCTGCCGTTGATCAGGATGCCGGTGCAGCCGTCCCCAGCGGCGTGCGCCTCGGCCATGGACCAGTTGTTCTGGTTCATCGTCCCGGCGGGCGAGGCCACTTCGTAGGCGATGCCCCCGTCGCTGACGATGTCGACGAAGATGCGGCTGATGACGCAGTCGCCCGGGTTGAAGTCGGCATGTTCGGAGAACATCCGCACCCCGTTGCCGACGCCGCCGACCTCGATGTTCTCGAATACCGACCGGAACGGGGATCCGAGGTGCAGGGCCCACCCGGTGTGGGACCCGTCCCACGGGCCGTTGATCTGCAGGTTCTTGACGCTGCTGTTCCAGAAGGAGCGGTGCCCGCTGCTCGGCCCGTTCGTGGTGGCCGAGGTGATGCCGTGTGTCGACCCGCCCACCGTGATGCCGAGGTCCAGGAGCTGGACGCGGACGACCTGTGTGAGGTGGATCGCCGAGGAAACACCGGGGCCGGCGGTCAGCATCGTGGCCCGGGCTCCCTGGCCCACCAGGGAGATCCCGATCTCCGTGTCGACGTCGTCGGTGCCCTCGATGGACAGCGGCGCGGTCAGGTTGTAGTTGCCGGTGGTCAGCTGGACGACGCCGCCGCCGTTGTCGCGGGCGTCGTCCAGGGCGGCCTGGATCTCCTCCTGGTCGGCGGTGCCGTCACAGACCCACCGTGCCGCCGCGCGGATGTCGGCGGGCGCCGTGGCGGACGCCACGATGCGGGTGATCGAGGTGTACCCGCCGCCCTCGCCGCTGGACGGCAGCGCGTGCGCGTCCATCCACGCCCGCATCGGGCCCCCGGCATCGGCCCACATGCCCGTCACACCGTCCGGGCCCCGGAACGCCGGGAGGGACCCGTACTCGTCGGCCGTGATCTGGGAGACGGGGGATCCCGCCGCGTCCAGCAGGTCGGTGTGCTGGGTGCCGTCAGCGGCGGCGTCCCAGAAGGTTACCGTCGCGCCTGCGCCGACCGCCCACAGGCCGTCGGACGGAGTCACCACGTAGTCGGCGATGCCTGCCCCGAATTCGTACCTCATCAGTAGTCCACCACCCAGCTGATGCTGCTCGAAAGGACCCGGTCGCCAATGGCGATGTCCGGGTGCTGTGTCAGCCAGACCTGCCCGGATTTGAGGTCGTTCCTGGACGGGATGGTGATGCGGCCGATGTGGGCGCCGGTGATGTAGACGATGCCGAAGATGTCGCGGTTGGGGTGCCGGTAGGCGGCCGGGATCATTACGGGCAGGCGGCTGTTCATGTCGTGATCGAGGGCCCGGTACGTCCGCTGGAAAGAACCGAGGCGCAGGCACACGACGCCGCCCCGGGCCTCCAACACCGACGCGGTCTCGTTCGACCACCCCAAGAACGGGAAGTCGACGACCATCTGATCCGGCCGGTGGTGCAGCGTGCGCACCTCGTCCCCGTCGTACAGGCGTAGCCGCTTGGTGTCCGTCTCCCAGCGCATCTCCCCGACCACGGGGTTCGGGTCGATGAGCGGCGTGCTGGTGGTGGTGCGGACGCGGGTCCCGATGTACCGCTCGCCGCGGGTCACGGACACCGACGCTGCGCCGTTGAGGACCGTCACGTTGGCGAGCAGGACCTCATACACCCCGGTCGTCCCGGACTGCTGCGTCAGCGTCGGCACCCCGCCCCCCGGGGACCCCTCCTTGACCACGGCCCGCACGCTCCAGGTGGAGCGGTCCAGGCGCAGCACGACGCGGTCGATCCGGGTCAGCCCGGACGTGTTGGGTGCCACGGGCAGGATGACGGTCGACGATCCCGACCGCCAGGCGTGGCCGCGTACGGAGCCGAGCACGTTCGCCCGGACGTTCACGGCCAGGCCGAGGCCGGCCGTCACCACGGGGGCGTCGTCCGGGGTGCCGTCGATCCCGTTGTCGGAGAATCGGGCGGCCAGCTGCTCGTACTCAGCATCCGTGATCGCCCGGTCGTTGTGGTCTGGGCTGGGCCAGGATTCCTGTGCCACGGTCACCCCCTGCTCTCTATTTGTCCGAGCCGGTACGCCAGTTGACGCACGGTGCCGACCAGCGATGCGCTGGTCGTGGTGTCGCCGTTGCCGATCACGGCGGTGACCTTCTCGCCGGTGTCCGGGGACTCGGCGGCGAGCTGGATACGGCGGACGATGTCCAGGACGGTCAGCCCTGTGGGCAGAACCACGCTGACCTTGTCGCCGAGCTGGTAGTCCCGCCCGGCCTGCAGGTCCTCGGTGTCGACGGTCTCCGTCGACAGGCTGGCCTGTGGGTTGTCGTTGCCGAACGCCAGCAGCCCGTCCTGTGTGAGCTCCCCGTCCGCGTTCGTTTTGCCGCTGGACTGGACGAGCTTCTCCACCCGATACCAGGAGGCATGCGCTCCCGACGTCACCTCGACGTACGCGCGCTGGTTGGCGGGCTCTCCGGCCCCGACCTGCTGGGCGGGGTCTTCGCCGCCCATGACGAGCTCGGACGTCGCCGTGGGCGCCGACAGGCTGAACCGGACCTTTCGGAGGTTGCCGAGGCCGGCGCTGAACCGGGCGGTGCCGGAGAGGTCGCGCGGCTGGTAGACGGCGAAGAGGATCTGTGTCCCGGCCTGCCGGGTCCGGAAGCCGACCCCGTCGGGGACGGCGACCGTGCGGCAGGCGTCCAGCAGCGGTTCCATCCGGGTGGACAGGGTGCGGGTCGTGCCGACCCCGGCCGCCGTGTCGAGCACGAGCTGCGGGATCCGCCGCGCGGCGAGCGCGCCCGGCCCGCAGTTCTCGTTGACCAGGGACCGGATGATCGTCTCGCTGGTCGCGGTGAGCTTCCGGATTACGTCGGCCGTGGGCGTCTGGTTGGCCCACGTCTTCGCGGGCTCCGGATAGGTGAGGTACCCGGCGACCCGGGCCAGGTCGTCACTGAACGAGACGGTTACCTTGCCCGGGTCTGCTGCCGACTCGAGGTCCCACTCGTAGTCCTGCGGGACCTCCATCGGCCCCGCCATCCACACCTCTCGGTCGCGGATGACGACGATCCGGTTCCCGGGCTGCAGCTGCGCCATCACTTCCGGGTACGCGGTCAGCGTCACGGACCCGGCGCCGGGTTCGTTGTACCGCAGTTCGGCGCTCAGGGCGCTCCATCCGGTGAGCGGATCGCCCTGGACGGTCAGAGCACTGTTCGTGACGAGGAGCTCGATCGCCACCGCCCACCCCTTTTCCTCATGCGGTCTCGTGCCGGGGGTGAAAGACGAGGTCGACCGCGGATCCCGGGCCGCTGCCGTCCAGCTGGAACGTCACCTCGTTGAGCCCGGGCTCCAGGCCCCACAGGACCGCCTCGGGCCAGTCCAGGGCGCCCGACCAGTTCGCCCCGTCCGGTGATCCGTCCTGGAAGCGGACCTGCCCGGGGTCGGTCCGAACGGTGACCTGTTCGCCGGCGGCGAGCGGCCCATGTCCGGCCTCGGAGGGGTCCACGGCGAAGCTGTCGCCGGTCGTCTCGTTCGTGAACCGGATCAGGCTGGCGGGGCCGGTGATCGTCCATACGGGCCAGACCACCGCGTCCCCGGGGTTGTCGAGGACGGTCTCGCCCAGGACCTGGGACGAGGACACCGACGGGTACGGGTCGAGGAAGTCAACCAAAGCCCCGGCCTCACGGTGCACGGTGATCGCCTCGGCGTCGGTCCAGTAGGGGTCCTCGCACCACAGGGCGAGCGCCACCGCGTCGGAAACGACGCCGGATCCCTGCTTCCCCTGCCCCTCGAACCCGGCCGAGTAGAACACCTCGACGCTACGGCTGGTGCCGTCCGGGCGGACGATCGTGAGCGTCCCCGGGGTGCGCCGCTTGTCCCGGCCCCGGCGCAGCGTCCTGGTGAACGCCGTCGCCAACTGCCGCCACCGCTCCAGGTACTGCATGTGCGTGTCGCCGTAGACGTACAAGGGCCAGATGATCGTGCGGGGCTGCGGCTGGGCGTGCCGCAGCCGTGCGCCTCCTCTCGGCTGTGCGTCGGTGGTGAGGGTGTAGGCGGCGGCCCCGAGCCCGGACACACCGTCAGCCAGGGTGAACCAGCCCGCGAGCTCGTCCGTCAGCGGCCACACCGTCCCGGCCGGGTCGGTGTAGAACGCGGTGGCGGCGCCGACGCCGGGCAGCGGGACCGGGGTACCCCCGCCGCCCGGCGTTCCGGGGTCCGGCGGATCAACAACCGGTGCTGTGATCAGGGGCATTTACTGCGGCCTCCCCACCCGGTCCATGGCGTCCTTGCGGCGCTGCAGCGCGTCCAGGTCGGCGGTGGTCATGTCCAGCGTGCGGGGATAGAAGTTGTACGTGTCCCCGCTCCGTTCCTGCGGGCCCTGCCCGCGCGGGGCAGCAACCACCGTGCGGCCCCGCAGCGCTGCGGACGCCTGGGAGGCCAGGGGGCGGGCGATACCCGCGACCCGTCCCGCACCGAACTGGGAGGCAAGCGCCATCGACGTGGCGTTGTCGATGATCCGGCTGCGCCCGTCGAACACCTGCAGCTCGGGGCCGTCCTCGCCGACCCACCCGATCTCACCCCTGCGGGGCCGGCCACCGTCGGCGTAGCCGCCGATCTTCAGGCCGTACCGGTGGGTGAACAGGCTGGACTTGTAGGAGCGTGCGCTGCCGCCGACGATCACGCCGTCGCCGCCCCTGCTCTCCACGTTGACCCCGTTGATGGTGCCCGCGGTGTGCCCCACCCCGGAATTGGTGATCCCGATTTGGAACGGGGAGCGGGCGCCCAGGACCCAGCCGGACGGTGCGGTGGCCCCGGAGAACGCCCCGGTCGCCCAACGGCGGTGGGGGCGCTGTCCGCGGATGACGGACTCGATCGCCGACATGAACCCAGAGCAGTCCCAGCTGGGGTTGCCGTTGCCGCCCCACTGGTAGGGCAGACCGTTCTGCGTACGCGCCCAGGACAGGGCCGACTTGAAGCCCTTGCCGCCGATGCCGGAGGCCTCGAGCTTGCTGTCGGCCCGCCCGCTGTAGCCGACGATCTCCTTGATCATCCGCTCCGGAACGCCCCGGATCATGTCCCGGTACAGCGACGCGCTGCCGCTGATCTTGTTGAGCAGCGGCTTCACGACGGCGTTGAGCCCGGCGACCGCGCTGGCCTTGATCCCGTCCTTGAGCCAGCCGACGCCGGACTTGGCGAGGTCGATGCCCTTGGACGCGGCGCCCTTGACCCAATCGAAGATCCCGCCCTTCGCGAACCCTTCCTGCTGGAACGGGCGCAGGCTCTTGCCCTGCATCGCGGCCTTGTTGACCGCCAGGAGGCGGTTGCGCTCGTAGGGGTCGCGCATTGCCTCGGACACGGCGACACCCTCGCCCAGGCGCATCGGCACCAGGTGGCTGTCGCCCTGCCGCCAGGACGAGTGACCGGGCAGCACGCCGCCGCGCGCGAAGCCCTTGAAGGCTGGAAGTTTCGGCGCCCCGAACACGCCTGCTACTTCGTTCCAGACGCCGCGGATGCCCTTGTTGTAGACCACGTCGATGACGTAGACGACGGGCTTCCGGGCCTTGTCCTTGATCGAGTTCATGGCGTCGCCGATGACGTCGGCCCCGGTCTCGAAGGCCTGCCCCATGCTCTTCGCCAACGACTTGGCCTTGTCGATCGGGGGCTTGATCGCCTTGTCATACAGCCACGTCGCCCCGGCCCCGATGGACTGGAACGCCGGGGACAGGGCGTCCTTCCACAGCCACCTTCCAGCCGCGCCGAGCGCCCGCAGGGTGGTGACGCCCGCGTCGATCGGCGGCTTGATGCCGTTCTGGTAGAGCCAGATCGCCCCGGACGCGATACCGCGGAAAGCAGGTCCAAGGGCGTTCTTCCACAGCCACGTTCCGGCCGCGCCGACTCCCTTGACGGTCGCGACGGTGTACGTCCCGAACGGCTTGATGCCGTTGTTGTAGAGCCACATGGCGCCGGCCCCGATGCCCTGGAACGCCGGGGACAGGGCGTTGTCCCACAGCCAGCTGCCCGCCGCGCCCAGCGCCCGGATCGCGTAGATCGTGGGCATGACCAGGACGACGCCGATGATCGTGGCGAGGATCCGCGCCCCGGTGTCGATCGCGGAGAACGTCGGCGACAGGGCGTTGTTCCACAGCCACATCGCGGCGGTGCCGATCGCGCCGAGTCCGGTCATGAGACCGGCGAATCCGGGCTTGAGGCCCTGGTTCCAGACGATGTCCCAGCCCGCCTTGATGCCGGACCAGGCCCCTTGGACGATGTTCCGGAACGTCTCGCTCTTCTTGTAGGCCACCACGACGGCGGCGGCCAGGGCGAGCACGCCGATCACGATCAACGTGATGGGGTTGAGCGCCATCACGGCGTTGAATCCCGCCTGTACCAGCGTCCAGGCGCGGGTGACCGCCGCGGCGGTGCGGATCGCGATGGAGTACGCGCCGATCACGCCGATCGTGATGCCGGTCGCGATGCTGCTGGCCGTCATGGCGAGCGTGACGCCGCCCACCGCAACGCCGAGCGGGATGAGCCACGCCCCGTACTCCCGCACCCATTCCACGCCCCCGGCCAGGACGGTGCCGGTGGTGACGACCGCCGGTATCAGGGTGTCCGTCAGGACTCCGCCGGCCGTCTTCGCCGCGGGGAGCACGTAGGTGTTGAGGAACCCGCCGAACTTCACCACTGCGGGCAGGGCGTACTTGGCCGCGAACTGGGCCACACCCTGCAGCGCCTTGCGCTTGAACACCTCGATGCTCTGCGTCGAGGTGTTGTGCAGGGTCTTGCTCATCTTGTCGGCGGCGCCGCCGACCTTCCCGAGCCCGGCCGCCGCCTTGCTGGGGTCCATCGCGTACAACGCGGAGCCGAGGTCCTCGCTCTGGGTACCGAACAGGGCGACCGCCGCCGCCGACTGCTTTACGGGGTCCTTGATTCCGCGGAGCCGGTCCAGAGTGAGGTCCAGGACCCCGTTCGCCGTACTGCCGCCCTTGGCGAACTTCGCGGCCATGCTGTCCGCGTTGAGCCCGAGCGCCTTGAAGCCATCGGAGGTTGCGTCCGACCCGTCGATCGCCCGGATCGAGAACTCCTTGATCGCGTCGGCGGCGACGTCGCCGTCGCGGGCGCCCGCCTGCAGCGCCTGGTTGATCAGCCCGATTCCGGTCGCGCCGTCGAGGCCGGCCTTGCGCCACTGTGTCGCGTACTCGTTGACCGTGTCGATCAGGTCGCCGCCCTTGTCGGCGCCCGACTGGAACCCGGCCGTGAGGAGGTCGAAGCCTTCCTTGCCGTCCTTGACGAGCCCGGTCCGGATGAGCTGCCCGACCGCCTTCGCGGACTCGCCGACATCGGCGTCGAACGTCTCGGCCAGGTTGAGCGCCGCCTTCGACAGCCCGGCAAGTTCTCTCTTCGGGGCGTTGATCGAGGCGACGCCGTTCTGGGCGAGGGAGCGCAGCGAGTCGTTGACCTGCTCGACGCTCTCGCCGTAGCCCTTGGCGTAGACGTCGCCTGCGATCTTCCCCGCGCGGGCGGACTCCTTCTCGGTCAGGCCGAGCTGGGCCCCCAGCTTGGCGTTGGACTTCTCGTCCTCGACCGCCTTGGAGAACCCGGCGGCGAACAGGGCACCGGCCCCGGCAGCGATGGCGACGACCCCGCCCTTCAGGGCGCCGCCCATGCTGCCGAGGAACCCCTTGCCCGCCTGCCCGCCCGCGGCTTCTCCGGCGTCGGCCGACGGGCCGCTGATCTGACGCTGCAGAGCGGGTCCGAACCCGCGCGTCTCCGGGACGACCGATACGTACCCGACACCGACCTCGACCGGCATGAATTCACCCCTTGGTCTGCGCGAGGATGTGCTCGTACGCCGCTTTCGCGCGCGCCTTGTCCTTCTCGCCCTGCGCCGGATCGGGCACCGGGTCGCCCGGCCGCCACGACGGCTTGGGCCAGGGCAGCGGGCTGCCGCCCTTCTTCGGATCGCGGTTGGCGTTGACGAACGCCGTCAGCAGCAGGTCGAGAAGATCCCGGCTGTCGGCGGCGGTGTACTCGATCTGGCCCCAGGCGTGCCCGTTGTAGGCCCGGGCCACCGCCCCGTCGGGGGGCAGGTGCTCGGTCATGACGCGCAGCCACCGCAGGGTGATCTCTCCGCGCCAGTACGCGGCGACCGGCCCTCCTGGCCCGTACTCGGGGTAGTGGTGGGCGAGGTCCGCCTCGACGGCCTCGGGGTGTTCGCCGAGGACGTCGAGGACGGTGTAGGTGATGGTCTCGACGACGCTCTCGCTGTCGTCGGTGCCCTCGCCTACCCCTTCGTAGGGCGGACCCGCTGCACCTTGTCCTGTGCCTCGTTGCGGATGCTGACGTACAGCAGCGCGAGGGCGTTGACGTCACCGCCGGCCGCGATGAAGTCGGGGTACTGGTCGCCGAGCAGGGCGCGCGCGGACGCGTCGTCGCCCTCGCCCTTGTTGAGCTCCTTCTGCATGGCGTCGGGCATGAACACCGGGTGCGGGAAGGAGAACACCTTGTCGTCGGGGCCCTGCTCGAACTCGATGTCCTCGCCGCCGAGCGCATCGACGAACGTCCTCTTCACCGTTTCCAGGCGGTAGCGGGCCTTGCCGGGCTTGCTCATGATCTCTTCTCTTTCTCGGGTGAGCTGCGGGGTGAGCGATAGGGAGCGGGAGGCGGCCGGAGCTCACCCAGAGGCCGCCGCCCCCCGCCCGTACATGAGGAGGGCCGGGCCTAGGCGGCCAGCGCCCGCCAGCCGGGGCCGTCGACCCAGTTGCGGCAGGAGGTGCCCAGCGCGCTGTCGCGGTAGGCGTTGAACGTCACCGGGCGCTGCGTCTCGGTGGAGCGGGCCCACTGCTCGTCCTCACGGTTGGTGAGCCGGGCACGCGGCATGAACTTCACGACGTAGATCTCTCCGCCGTCGTCGCCGTAGTCGAGGCCGATGAACAGCAGCCGCCGGAACGGGTTGCGGGGGGATGAGGCGCGGTCCCACTGCCACGCTGTGCCGATGGCGGGCAGCGCCCCGGCTCCCGCCAGCGGCAGCCCCTCATACAGGGCGATCGTCGCGTTGTTCGTCTCCTGGGGGGCGAACGACGCGGACAGGATGTCCGACTCGATGTCGGACCTGGTCGGCTCGACGGCCTGGGAGGAGGTGACGTCCGAGATCGACAGGTCGGATGGGAAGGTGATCCCGTCGTCGGTGGTGTAGCCGACCGGGAGGTAGCCGTCGGGGACCGCCAGGAGCGACCCGTCCTCCTCGTCGAACGGCGCGGCGATTGCCGCCGCGGTGATGTCGGCGGCGAACACCGCCTGGACGAGCTGCTTGCGGATGTACTCGGTGTGCAGCCCGGATTCGAGCGACACCGGGACCGGTGTGGACATGCTTGTGTCCCTTCATGGACAAACCCCCGGCCGCAGCACGGATCCGGGGGCAGACGAGTGTGAGAACTGGAGGTCAGGTCAGGCGCGTACCGCGGATCGATACCTCGACGGCGTGCGCGTACTTCGGCAGGGACGTCTCCTTGTCGGTGAGCAGGTTCGGGCCCCCCACCTCGACGACGTCGTAGACCACTGCCCCCCGCCACCCGGGGGCGGCGAACGCGAGGGGCCGCACGACCTTGAGCAGGTCGGCGGCCTCCTCCTCGGTGGTGCCCCAGCAGTGCACGTCCAGGCGGGGCCGGTCGGTGACCACATCGAGGCGCGCGCCGCCGATCCGGTGCACGGTCACGAACCGGTCCGGCCGCGGGGACGGCACCCGTGTTGCGGCCTGCACCGGATCACCGCGGGAGGCCATGGCCTCCCGCAGGTACCGGGCATAGACCTCGACCGAGTCCGGGAAGACGACCGGGGGCGGCATCAGTCCGCCCCGCGGGCGCCGTCCAGGCCCCGCAGCAGCGCCGCCCGGCTGGCCTCCATGTCGTCGCTCTGGTAGTCGCCGATGACGGCGCCGCGCACCCGCCGGTCGCCGGTCTCGATGTCGGTGCGGAACTGTCCGCCGTCGGCGGCCGCCGCCCGCTCGGCCGCCCTCGTCTTCCGCTCGATCAGTGCCCGTGTCTCCGGGCTGCGCAGGAACGAGGCAACGCCCCGCCGGTTCACGACCACGCGCATACAGGGTCACCCCTCCACGGTCTTGAGTCTGATCTCGTAGTGGTGGAGCTCGCCCGGGGTGTAGGCGGGCCCGGGCGGGCCGATCACCTCGAGGCGGGCGCCGCCCCAGTGCACTCGGTCCGAGCCGTGCACGGTGAGCGGCTGCCCGCCGGTAGTCCACGGGTTGCAGAGCATGAGCCACTCGCCGATCTGCGCGTCGCGCCGCTCGGTGTCCTCGGCCCCGGTGTTCTGCTGCAGCCACGCGGCGACGTCGACCCGCGTCGAGGCGGACCAGTCCACCACCGTGTTGCCGTACCGGTCTTCCCGGCTGCCGGGGTGCTCGACCTCGACCGGGTGGGGCAGCAGGTCGTCGGGGATCACAGCAGCCGCCGGCAGACGTCGGCCGGATCGTCCCGCCACCCGTACGGGCTGCGGTCCACCAGGTCGAGGGTGTAGGCGGCGTCCGCGTCCGGGTCGCTCCCGTCGGGCTGCAGCTGGTCGACCTCGTCCTCGGTGAGGTACAGGCCGCCGGCCTCGCCGAGCGTCTCGGAGTACTGGCCGATCGTCCGCTGTCGGTAGCCGCCGCCGTTCGCGATGACCCGGCGGGTCACCGCGACGGCGATCGCCCGGGTCGTCTCCGGGGCGGGGGTGTGCCCGGCCGGGATCTTCCCCCGCATCAGCGACGAGGCGTCCTCGAGGTAGACCTCCACCTGCGCCCGCCGGGCACTGCCCTCGGGAAGGGTGACCAGCGCCCGCTTCTCGTAGTCCTCGACCGTCGCGAACGCCGCCACGTGCTACTCCTCTCGCTCGATGAGCTCGGCCGCCTCGCACGCCGCGACGATGTCGTCGCGGGAGGCCTCGGCGGGCACCTCAAGGTCGTTCTTCTCGGCGAACTCCCGCCACGCCTCGATCCCCGAGCCGCGCCCGGACCTGGGCGGGGCCACCGGCTCATCGCCGGGGACCTGGACGGTCTCGGTGCCGTGCTCGCCCTCGAAGGCGGGCTCGGTCTCCCAGGCGTGATCACCGATCCGCTTCGCGACCTTGTCCGGGACCTGGTCGCCAGGCCCGTAGGCGACTCCGTCGACGTGGACGAACGTCTTCAGCCTCCGCGCGCTCATCGGACCTTCGCCTTGAAGGTGAGGTTCGGGGTGCGCAGGACCGGCATGCCGACGGCTGCGGCGTGCGTCCACAGCCTGATCGGCTCCTTGGTCTTGTAGGTGGCCGCGACGATCCCGGCCCGGTCCTCGACCGCCTCGTAGTCCTCTTCCAGGGCCTCGGCGGTCGTGCCGAGGAGGAACCCGCCCAGGTCGGTCGGCTGTGCCGCGTCGGTCGGCCCGGGGGCGGGGACGAACACGATCGCGTCGGCGGGCATGATCCGCGTAGCGACCCCGTCGACGCTGACCCGGGCGTCGTTGATCTCGATCGGCGGCAGGTCCATCCCGTCCAGCACTGTGTTGATCTGCTCGACCGACACCATCGGCGCGGACCCGGCCGGGGCCAGCGGGAACACCTGCCGCACGACCTGGTCGCACTGGCGCATATCCGCCAGCACGGTCCGCGGCATCAGCATCCGGTACGGCGGAACGCCGTTGGTGTCGATGTACGTCTGGACCCACGATTCGAGGTCGCTGATCGGGGTGGCGTCCGCGTGGTCGGTCCACAGGACTGCGGCGGTCACCGAGTGCTCCGGCTTGCGGCCGAAGTCCACCGGCGGCAGGTCAACGCCGTTCTCCTTGATGGTGAACCGGGCGTCCGCCAGGGCCTCGCCCTTGCCGACCTCGAAGCGGGCGGCGATCTTCGCGGCGAGCCTGTTGGCGTCGCGGGCGATGAGCCGGCGCATCGGGTCGTTGTCGTCCATGTTGCGGATCCGCAGCCGGTCGTACTCGTTCAGCGGGATTTTCTCGCTGATCGGCGGGAGCTCACCCATCACGTCCGAGACGCCCTCACGGCGCCCGATCCGCGACTCGGTGTCCCACGACCGGTAGACGGCCGTCTCGGTGAGACCGCCCTCCCCGCCCCGCTTGTAGCTGTAGACGATGTCGTCCAGGACGACGTTGGGCAGCCACCGGGCGAGGGTGAAGGCGTTCACCTGCTGCTCGGCCAGAGCCACCCGCGTCAGCGGTGTGAGCTCCTCCGGAGTGATGTACTGCGTGTCGAGAACCCAGCTCATGAGGTGTCACCTCCCTTTCAGTTGTCGAGGTAGCGGATCGAACCGGCCACGTCCGTACGGCCCGCGGCGTCCACCGCCGCCGGCACCGGCAGCCGGGAGACACGGACCTTGCCGTGGGTGAGGATCGCCGCGGACACGTCGATCGTGTTGTCCGTCGGGGCGCCGACCGCCGCGTACAGGTGGCCGACCAGGGTCTGGCGCCCGTCCACGGCGGTGTCGTCGTAGGGGCCGAACTTCTTCGTCGCGGTGATCTGCCCCAGCGGCACACCGGACTTGAAGTACCCGGCGGGGTAGTGGGTGGCGGGCGTGAACGTGGAGGTGTCGAGCGTGCACGACTCGGTCGCCCTCGTGCCGTGCTCGCTGCCGAGCCACGACTGGTCGTCCATCCCGAAACTGCGCACTGTCTGCTGCAGGTTCATGGGTGTGGTGCTCCCTTGTGTCAGGTCTTGGAAGATGAGCGGGGACCGATGAGCTCCTCGTACAGGGAGACCCCGTCCGATGCCCCGCTGCGCTTGTCCTTGCTGCGCCCGCTGCCGTTGCGCGCGCCCTGGTAGCTGTCGCCCGAGGACCGGCGGCGGCGGCGCGTGTCGCGCCTGTCGTCGTCGTCCTGGTCCTCGTCGTCCTTGCCGGACTTCTTCGGGGCGAGCTTGTCAACGAGTTTCCCGATCGCCTCGTCGTCGACCTCGCCGTCGTCGTCGACGTACTTCTGGAGGTTGATCTCCTCGACGACGTCGGCCGGGTCGTCGATGCGGCCCTTGGCCAGGGCGAGGAACGTGGAGCGGGCGACCTTCTCGCCGCCCCTGACCCGCTCCTCGGCGCGGGCCGCCGCGACGGCTGCCTCCTGCTCGCTCATGCCTTCGCGCTTCAGCTTGGCGAGCTCCTCGGCGGCGGTGGTGTTCTTCTTCGCCCGGGTCTCCCACTTGCGGGAGGCGGCCAGCCGTTCGGCGATCTGCTGGGGCTTGAGCCCTTCCTTCTTCCACTGCGCGGTGAGTTCGGACCACTCCGTATCGGTGTCGGTGTCGTCCTTGCCGGACTTCCCCTTGCCGTCGTCGTCCTGGTCGTCGTCCTCGTCTTCGTCGTCCCCGTCGTCGTCATCGTCGGCGCCGCCGAGGATGGGCCAGATCGGCTGGGGGTCTTCCTCGCCGGGGCGGGGCTTGCGCCAGCCGACGGCGAGCTGCCCGGTGCGGGCGTGGCGAGGAAGAGTGCGCATGCTCATGGTGGTGTCTCCCGTGTCGGGTTGTGGTGGTGCCTGGGGTGGCCGTGTCGGCGCGGTGTGCTCACGCGGGCCGGACGTCGTCCGGGCCGGTGAAGTTCTGGCGGCGGACGGCCAGCAGGGGCCCGTACTCGCCGTGTTGCCGGGTGATGATCACCTGGCGGTAGTCGGGTGCGCGTCCGCCGCTGTCGGACGCGCCGAGGTCGCGGGCGATCGCGGCGTGCGCGTCCTTGAGCAGCTGCTCGTCCAGGACCTGGCCCGGGTCGCGGTTGCCGGGCAGCGGCTCGGGTTTGCAGTGGCAGCCCGGGTGGATCGGCATCAGCTCGGCGACCCGGTACCGCTGTGTCGAGGCGATCGTGCACAGTGCGCAGTTCTTCCCCGACGACAGGCGCCGGCGGAAGAACTTCGCCCCGCCGCGCTCCATCGCCCCCCGGGCGGCATGGGTGCGGGCCAGCTGCAGGTCCGTCTCGGTGATGGACAGCAGCCGGGTACGCCCCTGCCCGATGGCGTCCGCCACATCGTGGCCGCGTGAGAGAGCTGTCCACACCTGGACGAACGGCCTCTCGTACACCTGCGCCGCGGGTACCCCGCGCAGCTGCTCGGCCACGGCCGACGTGGCGGGGGCGGTGGCCGTGGTGGTGCCGAGCATGTCGGCGAGCATCGCGGTGAGGTAGGCGTCGGTGACCTGCCCCATCTGCTGCTGCACCCCGAGCACGACGGGCAGGACCCGCTCGAGGAACGCCGCAGCGTCGGCGTCGCGGTAGGCGGGCAGGCTGTCGAACGCGGTCAGGACGAAGGTGAGGACCCTCTCCCGCAGGCTTCCGGTGAGGGTGTCGTACCGCTCGGTCAGAGCGGCCTGCAGGGCCTCACCCACCGCCGCCTCCCGTACCGCCGTCGTCGGGCAGGTTGCCCGGGGACGGGGTGCTGCCCGGGGCGGGCAGCAGGGACGCGGCAAGCAGGGCCTGGGCGGCAGCCCCGGCGGTGATGCGGCGCACCGTGGCCGGCGTCTCGCCCATCTCCTCGGCGACGACGTCCAGCGGGTATCCGATCGACTTGAGCTTGGTCGCGGCGTCCGCCTTGACGGCGAGGGTGGCGTGAGCGGGGTTCGCCCAGCGCACCTCGGCCTCGGTGTAGTCCTCGGGCACCCCTGCCTGCGCGGCACACAGGGCCATGACGGTTTCCAGGCCCTCGCCGAACGCGGCGATGTGTTCCCGGATCTTCGCCACGTGGAGGATGTCCAGGGCCCCGACGGTGTCCGCAGAGATGTTGATGAGGTCGCCCGCGTAGTAGTAGGCGGGGGTCTGGGACAGGATCAGCATGTCCCGCACGTCGGAGGCGTGTTCTTTCAGGAACCCGGACAGGTCGGCGGCCGGCAGCTGCCCGAACTGGGCCTTCTCGCCCTCGGACGCCCACACCGCCGAGGGGCCCGGCACGAACGGCTGGTCGACGACGACGAGGCCGGTGGCGGAGTCCGTCTTCTTCGCGAACTTGTGCCCGGTGATCGTCTTCTGGGGGAACCCGGCGTTGCGGCTCGTGGCCATGCGGTTGAGGACGCCGAGGTTCAGGCGGTCCTGGATGTCGATGACGCCGGCGAACTCCGGCTCGGGGTCTTCCCCGAGGTCGGGCATCCGGGCGAACTCCACCAGTTGCAGCATCCCCAGGTCGTGCGGTTCGCCCTCGTCGCCGCCGACCGGCTCCCAGGAGTCCGGGCCCCAGGGCAGGCGCCGTCCGCAGCGTTGCTTGGTGCGGTAGGCGAACCGGGTGTCGTCGAAGAACACCATGGCCCGGCCGTAGCCGTCGATGTCGGAGTGGAAGGCCTTCAAGCCGACGAGGGGTTCGCCGGTGGCCGGGTCGGTCTCGACGATGCACTCGCGCGGGTGTTCGGCGGTGATCAGCGGGGAGGGCCGGCCGTTGGCCTCGGTGCGGGTCGGGTGCTCGCCGACCAGCATGTAGCCGACCGACTGCGACATGGCCAGGCGCCAGACCAGCTTCTGCCGGGAGTCCAGGCGGTTGGCCTGCCACCACCGGGAGGCGTCCGTGTCAGGCTCGCCGTCCGGGCCGGTCACCCCCAGGGCGGTGAGCCGGTGCACCGAGGCGTTCGCGATCACCTGGCACACGTTCGTCCGCGCTTTGCGCTGGAAGTCGAGGAACGCCTGCGCGGTGTTCGCCGGGAGCTCCGGCAGCGGCGGCTTCCCCCGGTAGTAGCGCCACCACTGGTCCAGTACCCGCTCCCGGCGGCGCATCTTCCGGCCCAGGCGCAGCAGCCAGAAGTCCGGGTTGTCGATCTCCGGGGTTTCGTCCAGCACGCCCTCACCCCCTCGTTGGTCGTTGGTGGTCAGAAGGTGAAGCCGCCCATTTCCTCGGGCTCCACGGCGAGGCCGGCGGCGATGGCGTCGAGGCGGCACTGCCAGGCCAGGACCGCGGCGACCGCGGCGTCGATCTTGTCGGGGCTGTCCGGGTTGGACTTCATGATCTGGATCCCCGAACGGGTCTTGCGGCGGCGGGCGTTGAGCAGGTGCCGCACGAGGGCCGAGGCCCCGTCGTGGGTGAGCTCGCACTCGGTCAGTGCGGTGTGGAACTTCTCCAGCGCCCGCACGATCAGCGTCGACCGGCCGCCGGTCATCCACCATTCGATCGGGTGGTTCCGGGTGGCTTTCACCTTCAGGCGGGGCCCGTAGGCGGCCTCCCAGTCCGCCACGTGGGACTCCCACTTCGCCGGGTCGGCGTACATGCCGATGACGTCGTACGTCGCGAAGGCCTCGGCGACCGCGGCGAGGACCTCGACGACGGGCACCTGCCACTCGACCGGCTTTCCGTCCGGCCCGATCGCGGGGCGGCGGGGCGCTTCCCACACGCCGATGGTGAACAGGTGCCCGTCCGAGAGGCGGCAGCCGATCAGGGCGGTCGCGTCCGTCACGCCGCGGGCCCGCTTGCGCGACCCGTCGAACCCGATGACGATCCGGTCCCCGGCCCTGACCGTGCGGCCCAGATCCGAGGAGGCCCGCACCTCGGGCTGCGACAGCCACGCGTCGGACGCGTGAGTGATCTGGTTGAGGAAGTCCGCCCGCAGGTCCTGCGGCAGGTTGGACGTGTCGTAGAACGCCTCGGTGATGCCCTCGAGCGGCGACCAACCCGGCGGGCACGGCGGGTCGTGCAGCACGCACCCGTCGGGGTGGTCGCTGCTGTCCCCGTACGCGTACCGCAGCCCCGCCACGAGCGAGGCCTCGTCCGTCATGTCCGTGTCGCCGGGTGCTTCACGGTGGTCGACGAGAATGCCGCGCGCCCGCGACCGCCCGTCGATGATCGCCTGGTAGTCCGCGGCGGAGTTCTCCGCGACGGAGCCCTCGCCGGGGGTGTAGGCGTTCGGAGTCTCGATGATGCTGCCGCCGATCTTCACGGCGTTGAAGCGCATCGTCTTGGCGAGCTTGATCCCGCCGTTGGACTCCTTCCACTCCTCGGTCTGGTCGAGCGAAGCGAAACAGGCCGGGTCACCCTTGACGCTGGTCGCCGACGACGTGATGGGGCTGATCTCCCCGCGCGGCAGGTAGATCACCGTGTCGAGGCACTCGAGGCCGTAGTCCGTCGACAGCGACCCGCCGCGCGCCATCTCCAGCAGCGGCAGCCATGTGTTGTCGGTCTGCTGCTCGGTCACCGCTGCGATACGCACCAGAGGGGTACGCACCGAGTGCCAGGGGCGGCCGACCGGCTCCCCGTACGCGTCGTAGCCGTCGGCGACGACGTCCGCGCAGGCCTCTGCCAGGGCGATCGCCCCGACGAACGGGGACTTGCCCCAGCCGCGCGGCCGCGACAGCAGGCCACGCCGGATCAGCCGGCGCCCGGTCACCGGGTCCAGCTCGTAGTACCCGCACAGGAAGTCGGCCTGCTCCTGCGACGGGATGAACGGTTCGCCGTCGTCCCGGCCGGGCTGGGCCAGGTTCTGGATCATCCAGTCGAGGACGTACCAACCCAGCGTCGGGCGCTCGCCCTCGTACTCGGGTCCGCGCCACGGCATGACGAACCCCCGTACGCATCACTGCCGGGCGCGACTCCCGGCGAGGCGCACCACGACGTTGCGCTGCCAGTCGGTGAGGGTGAGCCCGGCAGCGGGAAGATGCCTCACCAGCCAGTCACGTACGTCCGCAGCTGAAGGGGCCGAGGCTGCCCGATCTGCTGCCTCGACGGGCGGCCGCTCGTCATGCATCGTCGGCCGCCTTCCCGTCGGTCTTCCCGCCGGGCAGCGAGCGCAGCCGGGCCGATCCGTACCGCTCACGGGCGGACGGTCCGCCCGAGCTGCCCCGGCCCTGGTCCGCGTCGTCGGCCTCGGCGAACACCATCCTGAGCCGGGCCCGGTCCGCCGGCGTCGCCCCGAACGCAGCGACGCGCAGCCGGAGTTCCGGTGCGGCGGACACCTCACCGCGCCACAGACGAGCGTGGATCAGTGCGGTGTCGAGGAGGAACTGCCAGTCGGACGATCCGAAGTGGTCGGCCTGCGGGCTGTCCCGCCACATCTGCCACCACTCACGGGTCCGGGCCGGCCACACGAACTCGACGAGTTCGCCCTCCTTCTCGATGTGGAAGTCGGGCAGCTCCGGTGCCTCGGCCCGCTCCCACCGCAGCACCGTCTGCGGGACGGTGTCCTTGTTCCTGCGCGCCTTGCGGTCCTTCGGCGCGGGCCCGTTGCCCGCCATCAGTCCGCCCCGCCGGGCGGGGTGAGCCGCTCGCGCAACACGTCCCCGATCTCCAGGAGGGCCTGGGCGACGGCGACCGTGGCGTACGCCTGGGCCTGCGCGGCGCGGGCCTGGATCTCTGCAGCGGACACGGTCCCCTGCGGCATCGCGCTGAGCTGCTGCGAGGCCCGGTCCAGGACGCGTTCGGCAAGCTCCCGGTACCTCGGCGCGCTCACTGGCCACCCTCCTCGTCCGGCGGCTGCGGGCGGCCCTCGGCGGATGTTGCGCGGATCTCCCGCAGGGCGGCCAGGATCTGCGGCCAGGTGTCCATCCGGTCGAACCCGGCAGCGTCCGTGACGTAGCCCATCAAGCGCACGTCCGAGACGGCCCGCTGCAGGGTCTGCTTACCGATGGTGCCCCCGCGGCCGAGCTGCTCGGCCGTAGTCCGGTAGGCGCGGAGCGCGGTGATGATCTCGTCCCAGTCCCGCATACGGTCGAGTCCCAGCGCATCCGTGACAGCGTCCATCCGGTGGATGTCCTGCGCCGCGTTCTCGTCGGCGTACTCCTTGAGCACCGCCCGCACACCGAGCGGGGAATGAGCCTTCTCGGACACCTGCGCCGCGATGCGGTACGCATCGGACCGGGCTTTCAGGATCGCGTCGGTCACCTGCTCGCCGAACCCGGTCAGGTCGGCCTCCACGGCCAGGCGCAACGGGTACCCGTCGGGATCCGCGGGGGCTTCGTTGGCTGGGATCTCCACCGTTTCGGCGAACACCAGCGTCCCGCGAGCTCCGATTCTGTCGGCCGCCTGCTCGATCGGGTCGGCGAACGAGGTGATGGTCTGCCCGGCGCCGGTCACCACACGCTGCGCGGTGTACTCGTCCACGACGAGCACGAACGGCGGCCGCTCGTCGTCGGTACCCTCGGGCAGCTCGAGGATCTGCAGTCGCGTCATCGCGATGCCTCCTGGTTCGCCGGAAGGTCGACGGTGTCCTCGAAGACGAGGACGGCTCGCGCCCCGGTACGGGCCGCGATGCTGTCGTTCAGGTCCATGTCGTCGGCGAACCGCCGGTAGAGCGGACCGGTGGACGGCGCCTGGTCGATGACCAGGACGAACGGAGGGCTGTCCTCCCTGGCCCCGTCGGGCAGCTCGAGGATCTGAAGCCGGGGCATTGCTGTACCTCCCGTGTCGGGTGCGCCGCAGCGCGCCCGTGCCGGGGGCGCTACAGCAGTGAGTTGATGACGTGCTGCAGGTCGCCCAGGCGCTGCGGCTTGTCGCCGAAGGTGCGCCCGGTGACCGCGATGTACCGGCCGGTTCCGTACAGCTCGACCGAGCCGCCGCCGACCGTGATCCGCCGGCCGTGCGGCAGAGTTCCGTATCCCCACAGGTGCAGGCCGTCGCCGGAGCGGGACACCTCGGCCCATGTCGGGCCTGCCGCGTCCAGGATCGTGCGCGCCCACGGGGCCAGCTGGCCGTCACTGTCGATGCAGTGATCCAGGTCGAGGCAGACCACACCGTCGCCGTCGAGGACGAACCCGAGGCCGGCCCCCGCGGTCGACGTTGCGGCGTCACGGTGGCGGGACCACGTCGCCGGGTCCGTGCTGCTCGCCGTTGCGCCGCCGACCGTGAGCGGGACCTTGCGACTGCTGTGCCGGATCCACCGCGGCCGGCGCGTGAGCTCGGCTGGCACCGTGCGGGCCGCGCGGTGAGCGGCAGCCCGGCACGCCGGTCTGCAGAACCGCGCGTGCGACCGGGCCGTGATCGGCATGTCGCCGTCGCAGTGCTCGCAGGTGCGCCTCGTCGCCATGAGTCCATGATACCCCGACGTACGCTTTTAGCGCTCTGAACTGCATGTATCGGTCTCGTATCGGGTGGGCGGCAGGCTGAGAGGCGATCTGCGGGCCCTCGTCCGCGCGCCATCGAATCAGCCTGCCGCACCCGCGCCCGCCCGTGAGCGGGCCGCCCAGATGCCCTCGTGGGCCCGTTTTCCCCAGACCCGTACAGACGGACAGCCGCAGCACCTCCCGGGCGGCGAGCGGGGTGGGGAGGGGGAGACACCCCCCACCCCTCTGAGCGCCGCCCTCCGGGCCGATCAGGTTCAGATCAGACCGGGATGACGTTCCGGTGGGCGCTGGGCCCTCTCGCGCCAGCGTGCGGCGTTGCCCTCGCGGCTGGACTTGATCCCGTGGTGGTGTGCGCACAGTGCCTGCAGGTTCTCGAGCCGGTGATCGTGGCGGTCTCCGATGTGGTCGACCTGGTTGGCGTGATGGCCGCACACAACGCGCCCTTCGCGCCACCGGCAGCGGTGCTCGTCGCGGCGCAGCACGGCGGGGCGGAGGACGGTGTACCAGTCGGCGGGCAGTTCGTCGCGCCTGTTGCTGCCTGCCCACTGTCCGCTCATGTCTTGTGTGGTCCGTTCATGTTCCGTGCTCGCCCCATTCGGTGTAGCGGCCGGGCCGTTCGCTCTGGTCGCTGCGCTCGGCGTCGGCGGTGAGGGCCACGCCGTCCATGTCGGGTGCGGGGGTGAAGCCGAGCGGGGCGCGGCCGGGGGGCGGGGTGTCCTCGGGGGTGGGCGGTGGTGCCGGGGGGCGGAGGGCGGTGAGGAGGCGCAGGGCGGCGGCCTCGACCTGGTCGAGGGTGGCCTGCTCGCTGGGCGTGGTGGTGATGTCGACTTCGTGGGTGCCGTCGGTGAGGCGTACGCGCATGGTGGCGGGTCCTTCCGTCGGCGGTGGTCGTCAGGTGGGCTGGGCGGTCGCGACGCGGGCCCACATCTGCGCCATGCTCTGGGCGGTGGAGGCCTGCTCGGTGTGCCGGGTGATGTCGGCTTCGTGCTGCTGCAGGAGGCGGACGGCGTAGGTGCCGCGGGGGTCTTCCTGTTCGGCGGCCCGGGCCCGTGCGGCGTCGGCCTTGGTGTGGTGGTCCTCGGCGCGCTGGGCCCAGGTGTAGGCCATGGTCGCGGCGTGCTCGTGCGGGGTGGGGTCGGTGTTCTCCGGCATGGTTCCTCCTCGGGCAGGGCTGCCGTGTGTCTCAACGCCGCGCGATGGTCTGCCCGCTGGACGCCCACCAGGCGCTGCGCCAGAGCAACTGCGCGGCCCTGTGGGGCTTTGGGTCCGCCGTCCGGTCGCTGCGCGCGCACCGGGAACGTGTTGTCACGCCCGTCGGGGAGACCTCTTCGGTCCCATCGCCGGACGGCGGGGTCTAGGGGTGCTGCTCGGGGATGCCGACGAGGCGCAGGGCGCGGGCGCGGGTCTTGAGTTCGGCGCGGGCGACGTCGGCGAGGTCGTAGAGGGGGTGCCCGTTCTCGGTCAGGCCGCGGCGGGTGAGGTGGCCGCGGGATGCCCAGTCGCGGATGGTGGTGGGCCGGATGGCGGCTGCGCCGGCGGAGAAGAACCTTCGCGCGCGGGTGGCGTGTGCGGCGGCCTGGGCTGTGGTGAGGAGCTCGGCGTCCATGGGCCTCCTCCGGGACGCAAGGAAGCCCCTGGCCGACGGTCAGGGGCTTGAGTGGACACACGTGTGGTGGTGGCAGCAGTGTCGCGCTAAATGCTGATCTTGTCCAGCGGCGTTCTGTGGGCGGCCCCGTCCGGTGCCCTCGCCTGCTGGGGTGAGGGCACCGGGCGGGCGGTGGTCAGGAGACCTTCCACTGCCCGGTCTGCTCGGCGAATCCACTGTTGAGCCCGAACTGCACCGTGACGATCTTGGATGCCTTCGGTACCTCGAAGGTGATCCATCCGAGGACCTTCTCGCCCGGCGGGACCTTGGCGTCGGACGTCATCGACGGGCCGGCCTTGGTGTCCCCGAACGTCGCCTGGAACCGCTGCCCGTCGGCGTCGGCGACCTGCGCACCGTTCGAGGGGCTGTCGGCGTACGGGGCCTTGCCGGTGTTGGTCAGCTCGAACTGGGCGGCGACCCACCGGTTGCCGTCTTCGGGGCCGAAGAACTCGTCCGCAGAGGTGGCGGGGTCAACGATCTTCTTGAGGGTGGCGTCGACCTGCTCGCCGTCCTCCTGGCCCTTGAGGGTGATGGTGTCGCCGACCTTCGCGACGGCGGGCTTCGCGGGCTCGTCCTCGGCCGCGGGTTCGGCGGCGGCCTCCTCGGCGGCGCCGGTCTTGCTGGGCGCGGTGGTGATGTCGTCGTCGGTGCAGGCGGTGGCGGTGAAGAGCAGGCCTGCTGCGATGACGGCGGCGATGGCGGTGGTGCGGCGCATGGTGCCCCCCTGTGTGCGGTTCGTGAGGGGTCATCATGGCGGGCGAGTGGCTGTTGTGTGTGAGTTTTGCGGGGATCGTGTTCCCACTGTTGTGTTACGGCCGCCAAGCGTCCCGGTACTCCGGGTGGTCGGCGTACGGCAGCCCGCCAGGGTGGCCTGTTGGCCGATACGGCGAAGCCCCCGCCGGTACGGGTCGGCGGGGACTTCTGGCCGGGCGCTACCCGACGTGAAGGGCCAGTCTCTCAGGACTTCTTGGCGGCCTTCTCTGCGTCGCGGGCAGCCTGCGAAGCGTCGTTGCGCCTCTTCAGCTCGCCGATGCTCATCGTCTTGCGCTTCAGGCCGGAGCTCGTCGTCTTGGGCGATGTCATGATCGTGGCCCTGTCTCGTGGTTGGGGATGGGGCCCGGGGCGGCCGGTCGCCTGGCAGTGAGTCGGCCGCCCGCCGGGGTCAGTTGTCGTCGGTCTCGGTGACCTTCAGGTCCGGTCGGTGCCGGCGGATGCGGTCGATGCGCTCCTTCGCGAAGTCCGGTGCGTTCGTGGCGAACTCGTCGAGGAACGTGCCGTCGGCGTCTTCGACGCGGTAGCGGACGAAGTCCATGGGTCAGGTCCTTTCGTGGTGGACGTGGTGGCGGGCAGGGTTGTCGGGGTCGTCGGTGATCCGGAAGGGGCGGGAAGGGGTGTTGCTCGCGTTGTTGTTGTTGGGCTGACCTGCGACAACACCGGCAACAACAGGGGGGCCGGAAGGGGTTGGGGGGAGGGGTGGGAAGTCCTTCTGGTGCACCCCCTCCCTGCCGCCCGTGGGGGGCACCCGTACGCCGGGCCGTACGCGCACCCCGTGGCGGGTGAGGAGGGCGCGGACATGGGCCGTCTTCCAGGGGGTGGCGGGGAGGCCCATCAGGGGGGTGACGGTGAGGCGTGCAGCGAGGGTCGCGAGGTGCACGCCGGACCCCTCGGTGTAGGCGTCGTTCAGCAGGACGGCGACGTACGAGAGGGGGAGCAGCTCGGAGGGGTGCCGTTCGTCCGCAGGGGCCTCCTCCTCGGGCTGCTCCTGGTCGTCGTCCTCGGCGGTGCTCTCCGGCTGTGGCTCGGGCTGGGGCTTCGTGGTGGGCCAGCCGAGGGCGAGCGCGGTGACCACCCAGGCCGCAGCCGCGATGGCGGCGGCGACGGTGGTGTACGGGGTGGCCTTCGTGACGCCGAGCGCGATGGCGAGGCCGACCCAGCGGAGCAGCGCGGACCCCTCGGCGTCCGCCGGCCCTTTCGGGGCCGTCTCCTTCGGCTTCTCGGCCTGCTCCCCCGGGGCCTCCTCGGGCTGCTCCTTCACGGGCTTCTTAGGCGCGCCCGCGCTCGGGGGCTGGGCGTTGCACAGCCAGTTGACGGTGCGGCGGGTGAGCTGCTCGGAGCCGACCCACAGGGCGGTCCAGAAGCGGATCCAGGTCTCCATGGTCATCCCTCGAACATCATGAAGACGGCGGCGGTGAACTGGCCCGGGACGTCCCAGATGCTGCCGGGGCCGGCGGAGGGCCAGGTGAACGCAGCGACCAGGGACAGGGCGGTGGCCCGTACGGGGTTGAGAGGGGCAACGAGCATCAGGAGGGCGAGGAGGAGGCAGGCCGCGCCGATGCCGAACTCGCCGAACGGGCCGCCGGAGCCGCCGACGCCGAGGCCTGTCCACCCCTGTTCGACGACCTGCTGGGGCGATGCCCAGATCTTCCCGGCGGCGGTGTAGGCGGTGCCTGCGAGGAACGCGACGATCCCGGCGCGGCCGGTGGTGAGGCGTACGCGGCCCTTGCCCATGACGCCGAAGATGAGCAGGACGGTGAGGCAGACGGCGAGGCCGCCGGAGCCGAGGAATCCGAGGGCGGAGCCCGCGCTGTCCGGTGCTGCGATGGAGTGCATGATCAAGGTCCTTAGATGCCGGGTGCGTTGAGGGCGAGCGCGAGGGCGGCGGAGCAGACGGGGACGCGGGCGGCCCAGGCGAGGGCCGGGCGCAGCGCGGGGGGCATGTAGGGCAGGCCGGGCAGGTAGCTGGCCATGACGTACGTGACGGCGCCCATGAGGACCCCGACGGCGGGGGCGGACTGGCCGGCGTCGGCCAGGAGGTCCCCCATCAGGTGGACGAGGCCGAATACCCAGCCGACTCCGCCTGCTGCGAGGTGGGAGAACACCCACTTCCGGCGGGCGCGGAGGCGTTCGGCGGCGCGCTCGGCCGCCGGGTCCGGGGCGAGCCACGGGGGTGCGGCCGGGGTGGGCTGGTTCACGGTGACGTGGATGCCCGGTGCGGCCTCGTACGGCTGCAGGGCGGCCTGCGGCTCGGGCTCGGCAGGCCGGCCACCGAACGGCCCGGGGGCGACGTGCCACCAGGGCCGTTTCCGCTCCGGCTCGGTGTCGTTCGTGTCGTCGGGCTCGTGCTCCTGGTCGTCGTCCTGGTCGGCCGGTTCCGCGGCCGGGACGACGTGGACGCGGACGAGGGGCTCGGGCTCCGGGTCGGGTACGGCGGGGCCGTCGATCCGGTCCCGGAGCCATGCCCTGACGCGGTTCTCGGCGTCGGGTTTCTGGTCGTTCACGGGGTGCCTCCGAGGACATTGCGGATGTGCTGGGCGCGCTTCTGGCCGATGCCGTACCGGGCCCTGAGGGGGCGGATGCCGGGTACGTCGGTACCGAAGTCGCGGCGGGCCTGCTCGATGAACGGGTCCGGGTCGGGTACGTCGCAGTCGCCCTGGGGTACGTCCTCGTCGGGTACGTCGCCCGGGGCGGGTACGGCCTCCTCGGGTACGTACTCGGCGGTGACGACCGGACGGGTACGGGTGTGGGTGGCGGCGACGGCCGGGGCCGGGCGGGGTACGGCGGGGCGGCAGGTGACGGGGAGCAGCCGTACCCCGCCGGGTACCACCGGGGCCGGGTCGGGTACGGGCCTGACCAGCGCCGGAGGGGTGGCAGCGGTGAGGGAGTTGCCCGCGCGGAGTGCGATCCGTACCTGCGTCTCGGAGACGGGTACCCCGTACTCCGTGCACAGCGTGGCGATACCTGCGGGCTCGACGGTGGGGTGCGCGGCGCGGACGAGGTGGACCACGGCGAGGGGGTCCATGGCCCGGAGCTGCGCCCCGGTGACGCCGAGCGGGGTACGCGGGTACGCCTCGCCGGGTACGGGTGTACCCGCCCACGGTGAGGCCAGGGGTACGGTCGCGAGCTGACCGGAGGTACGGCGGGCGGCGAGCTGCTGGAGCAGGCGGTGGCGCTGCTCGCCGTTCGTGCCGGCCCCGGAGCGGGCGACGGCGGCGGCCAGGCGGCGGCGCCGGTACCCGGACAGCCATCCGCCGGGGCGGAGTTCGAGGACGGCGGCGAGGTGGACGGCGCGGGCGGTGGCCCGGTCGCGGGTGATCTGCTCCGCGGTACGGTCCCGGGTCGCGAGGCCGAGTCGGGACAGGAGGCGCTCGCGGAGCTCCCGGCCGATGACCGCGGGCAGCCCTGTGGAGAGGGCCTCGGGGCGGGCGACGCGGATCTCCAGGCCCATGGCCAGATGCCAGAGCAGCCCGGCGAGGACGGGGCCGATGACGGCGCGGACGGTGCCGCCGACGATGCCGGACGTGGCGTAGCAGGGGATGACCTGGACGCCGGTGATGACCCAGACCAGGACCCCAGGCACCCCGGCCGAACCGGCGGTCGACTCCGTGGCGGTGGCGGCTTTGTTGGCGCGGGCCATGACGGCGCAGGCGAGGAGAGCGAGCTCCCCGGCCCCGAACATCAGGGCCCGCTCGGTGCTGTCGACCATGCCGAGGCGCTCCCCGGCAAATCGCCACGATGTGTCGCCGCTATAGGCGGTGCACACGAGCGCTCCGGCCCCGGCGACGAGGACGGGCGCGGGCGGCCATGCGATGGAACGGGCGGTGCGGACGATGGCCCACAGGGCGGCGCCGAGGACGGCGAGAGCGGCCGCGGTGATCCCGGCGGCCGGCCAGGGATGGTCGACCGCCCAGGTGATGAGCGGGTGAGTGGGCACGGTGCTCCTCCGGGAGCGAGGGCCGGCCGGGCGCGGTGGTGCGCCCGGCCGGGCGGTTCAGCGGGTGGTGGCGGCCGCGTTGCCGTGAGTGCGGGCGAGGGCCAGGGCGTTGCGGGCCTCGGCCTCGCGGGCGGCCTGCCCGGCGTAATCGGCGGCGGCCTGGCGCTGCAGCTCGGCGACGCGCTCGGCCTCGGTGGGCTGCTCGGGCATCAGGCACCGGCCTTACGGATGAGGCGCATCCCGTACTCGGCGCGGGTGACCGGGGCGACGGGCTCGGGCCAGTCCACGCGCGGCATGTGCCGGAGAAGAAGGCCGGTGGCGGCGACGGCGCGCGGGGTGGCGGTGCCGTGGAGGTCGGCGGCGGCGCGGGTGGCATACGAGAGGCGGGTGACCTCCCGCATGATCAGCGTCGGGTGGATCTCGCACAGGGCGCGGCCGATGCCGGCCATCAGGGTGCGGGTCTCGGTGTTCATCGCGGTACGGGCGCGCTGCAGCGCCTCGTCAGCCTCGTTGGCGGGCAGTAATGCCACTCCGGCGGTGCCGCGGATACGATCGCGCATGGTCATCCTCCTGGTTGCATCAGGCGGTTGGCTGGCCCCGGCCATATGGCGTTGCGAGCGCCGGCCGGGGCCGTTTCGTTGTTGCCGGATTGAGCGTAGCGACTTCCTAGGCAAATGCCTAGTAGGTCAGGAAGAATGGTGCCCATGCCCGAGGCCGACGAAGGAGGGCCCGAGATGTTGTCGTTCCGTGAACTCGCGCGACGGCTTGTTGCGGACGGGGTCGTCCCGCGGATGAGTAACCAGCGCGTTTCCCAGCTCGCCCGAGAGGATCCAAACTTCCCGAAGGTCGTTCGGATCGGCCGCTCGCACGCTGTGGACTACCGGGAGGCCCGGCCGTACTTCGCCGCGCGGAAGTCCCGTCAGGGGCAGCGGACCGACCTCAAGCCGCCGCCAGGCGAAGAGGCCTGAATACGCAGTTGCGCCCCCTGCCCATGGGAGTTGGGCAGGGGGCGCAGTGCTGTTCGGGAGCGTACGGGCCGGGCGGCCGTGAGGTATTTCAGGCCGTGGTCTGCTGGGCCTACTAGCGGGCGAGTTCCTGGAGCAGCGCGTCGATGAACTCCACGTCGTCGTCGTGGAGGCCGATCCGCGCGGGGCCAATGTCGGCGGCCTGAAGGCGGTCGCGGGTGGAGGCGAGGCCGGGGTAACGGCGCTGAAGGTTCTGTGCGTGTGGAGTGGCCTCCTCGGCGCGGTCCAGGAGCGCAAGGAACTGAGCATGGGTGAGGTGCGTAAGGCCGGCGGCGGCGAGGGCGCTTCGCGCGGCCTGCTCGTAGGCGTTCATGGGTGCACCGTAGCGGCATCGTCAGTGCCCCGCCCGGTCCCGGGCGGGGCGCTGACGGCGTGCGGGGTCAGTAGTCGTTGGTGTGGTTCAGCTAGGGGTCGCGACGAGGGGCATGAAGGCGCGCAGGGCGTTGATCCGCGGGCTGACAAGGGTGACAACCCCGCGCTTGGTCTTGACGAGTAGCCCCATGGATTCGAGGGCGTTGACATCGCGGGTGACGGCCTTGTCGCCCTTGTCGGCGTAGGCGAGGGCGAGCTGGGGAGTGAGTTCCCGGATGTTGCCCTTGGGGGTCCAGGTGCCGGGGGGCAGGTCGAGGACGAGTTGCCTCTGTCGGGTACAGGCGGGGGTGTTTTTCTCGTGGAACGCTTCGTGGACGTAGTTGATCCAGGTGACGCCGAGTTGCTGGCGTTGGACCTCGTCGATCTGCTGGCGCAGCCCGTCGACCAGGCCCTGCAGGGCGTACTTGATCAGGCCCGTCACTGGGAACGGTTCGCGCTCGCTGGTCAGGCGGAGTTCCCGGTAGTAGGCGTTGCGGGTCTTGTTGTAGTGGTCAGCCAGGACGTGGGCCGCCACAGTGGGTGCCCCGGCCTGGAGGAGGAGCTGGTACTCGACAAGGCGGGCAGTGCGGCCGTTGCCGTCCTCGAAGGGGTGGATCCAGGCGATGTACAGGTGGGCGAGGATCGCGGAGAGGACCGCGGCAGGCCTTTCCAGCGGGGTGCCGAGGGTGTCCTTGCGCATAGCGGTGAGCCACTGGCACAGCCGGTCGAGAAGGTAGGCGCAATCCTCTGCGGGCGCTCCCCTGTAATGGTTGCCCACGGTCACGCTGGTGGTGCGGATGGTGCCGGGCGGGGCGTCGCCCGGCTTGGTCAGGTCTTGCAGCACGATCCTGTTGAACTCGGTGATCCGGTCGACGGTGAGCGCCAGCGAGCGCCGCTCCACGACGTCGTCGACGATTCGGTTGTAGCCGGTGACGACGTTGTCGATCTCCTGGCCGAGGTACTCCTGGGATGGGGGAAGCTCCAGGTCGTGGTCGACGCGGCGCCGTACCTGTTCCTCCGACAGGGTGTTGCCCTCGATCTGCGTCGTGGCGTGCGCACCTTTGGACAGGAAGATGCGGCTCAGCTCCTCGGCCGTCTGCGGCTGCAGAGGGACGCCGGCCAGGTGGTCGAACTTGGAGAGGGCCTCTCCCATGAGGAGCCAGCTCTCGTAGCCAATGTCCTCGATCTTCGGCAGGAACGTGATCCACGGGTGTGACTCTTGGTACTGACGCATTCTTGTCCCCTGGCCCGTCGCCGTAATGCCAGCTCACAGGCTTGGCATTCGATTGTTGATGCTGTTTTTGTCCAGTCTATTTACCCACGCTGAAGGGGCAAGCCCGCCTAGGTAACGACCTGCCCTCGGCTGTGTTGCGGCCGCGCTCACCCGCCGGGACGAACGGCTTTACGCGGCGGGCTGCTGGGCGGTGGCGAGGCGTAGGGCGAGGCTGGCGAGTGCGGGCATGACGGCGGCACGGTGTGCGTCGTACTCGTCGGGGGTGAGCTGGGCGGGACAGATGGTGCACGTGATGTGGAGCTCGTCGTCGCGCTCCACGAGCGACCACCCCGAACAGAGAGGGCAGGGCGCGTCTTTGGCGCGGGTGACGGGCCGGGTGTGGGTGAGTCGGCGGACCCGGTGGAGCAGCTGCTCGAGTTGCTCGTAGAGGTCGTCCCACCACGGGCGGGTCGCGGCGTACGGGAGGTACGCGGCGAGCCACCGGCAGAGGCCGGGGACGTCGGCTCCGGTGCGGACGAGGGCGCCGTCGCAGCGTTCGATGTGGACGGTGCCGTGAACGTCAGTGCGGACCGACGGGTAGTCCGCGGCGAGGAAGCGCGCCCACCCGTAGAGGAGCGGGGTCATGGGGATGCCGCCGGTCTGGTCGCCGTGCGGGTCGGCCAGGAGCACCGGGTGCCCGGGGCCGGTGAGGTCCAGGACGTCCAGCCGGATGGGGAGCGGGGCGTGGGCGCGGCCGACGCCGCCGCGGCGGGCGGGGCCGGTGTCCGGCGTCAGCATGTCGGCGAGGAGCACCAGGTGGCGGGGGAGCTCCCGGAGCCACGTGTGGACGCTGTACTCGCAGGCCTCGCAGCCCGTACGCGGGGAGTCGTCGGGCAGCCGACCGAAGCAGCTGATGCAGATGTCGTTCATGGTGACGCTCCGGGTGGTGCGGTGGGTCAGAAGAGAGAGCCGGTCGGCACGTCGTCGACCGCTCTCCCGCCCACGTACGGCGGGAGAGCGGGACGGCGGGTCGACGGCAGGCGCAGGGCGCGGGTCTTGCGGTCGCAGACCGGGCCGGTGCCGCGCGCTCGGGACGCCGAGTCACGGAGGGTGCGGCCGCACACGGTGCAGCGCCGGGAGTCAGCCACCGTCGGCCCCCGTCACGGTGATCTCGGCAAGTGGCACGCCGCGGTCCAGGTGCCCGTGGAGCTCACGCAGCCGGGTGAGGGCGGTGGCGTCCCGACGGCTGAGCGCCGACCGGGTGGACAGCGGAAGGCTGGACCAGCAGGCCGGGCAGAGGTACTGCCCGGTGGACCTGGACCGAGTGCGGCAGGAGGGGCACGGATGCATCACTGGCCGGCCTCCCTGCTCGCGTCGGCGGCGCGCTGCTGGTCGGCCCACTCGATGCGGGCACCGTGGTAGCCGCCGCGCAGCAGCTCCTCCACCGAGGCGGCGACGGTCGCGAACCCGTACTCGGGGTCGTCCAGGACGAAGCACCGGCCGGAGGGGAACACGGTGCCGTCCAGGGTGCGGCCGTCGGTGTGGACCAGGCGGAAGCCGCGGGCGAAACCGCTGGCTTCGGCGGGGCCGGTGAGGGCCTGGAGGATGACGGACTCGGCCTGTTCGGCTCGCGTCCGCAGCGTGGTGGTGCGCCGCTGAAGGAGTTCCTTCGTCTGGGCGGTGACCGCGTCGGACAGTGCGGCCTGGCGGCGCAGCTCGGTCATCTCCGTGTCGCGGATGCCGAGGAACAGGCGCGCGTCGGAGAGGTAGTTGAGGGTGTCGTGGGGGTAGGCCGTGGCCCACGGCCGGCGGAGCTGCTGCTCGTACAGGGCGGCGGCGATCTTCTCCCGGTAGGTGGGCTCGGTCCGGCTGCTGACGTCCCGCATCGGGGTGTCGGAGGCCTGCCAGGAGTCGGCGCGGCGCCTCGCCTCGAGGTACTCGGCGCACAGCGGGCAGGTGTCGCCGCCGATCCGCTCCTGGATGCGGGCGACGAGGTCGACGGTGTGGGCGGCGCAGTGCGGGCATGTTCCGCCGGGCGTCTGCTCGATCTCGGTGGCGAGGGTGCGCAGTTCGGCCAGGACGACGTCGGTGAGGTGCGCGTCCCAGTCGTCCTCGTCGCTCTGCTCCTGTCCGCCCTCACGCCAGTCCCCGCACCGGCAGGGCATGTTGCGGTCGGCGTCGGCCTCCTCGCGGTCCGTCGTGAGGTGGTGCTCGCGCAGGGCGGCGGCGATCCGCTCCCAGACATGCTGCGAGGTGGGGGCGCTGCTGTCGGTGTCGGTCATGGTGTCGGGTTCTCCTCGGTGACGGGCCGGAGCCGGCGGACGGCGCGGCTGGTGGTGCGGGGGCGGAAGGTATGGCCGGGGCAGTGGTCCGGGTTGATGTCCCACCCGGCCCGGGCGGCGGCGGCGTTCGCCTCGGCCTCGTCGGCGGTGCCGGTCGGCAGGTACACCCCGCAGCGGCCGTCCGGCTGGGGGGCCTCGCAGCAGATGACCAGATAGCGGCTCACCGCTGCTGCGCCCGAGTGCAGGTGGCGGGGTGGTGGAGGTCGCCGCGGGTGGCCCAGCCGTGCTCGCAGCACCACCCAGCCCACGGCTCCACCCAGCCCTCGGGGAAAACGGCCGCGAGCTCGGCGGCCTGCTCGTCCTGGCGGCGCCCGGCGGTGCGCCGTATCCGGGCGCAGCCGAGGAGGCAGCCGCAGGTGAGGACCAGGCACATCAGGGCGCCGGGCCAGACGTCTGCCTGCGCCCAGAGCAGCCCACCGACGAGGAAGCCCAGGGCGGCGAGGGACACGGCGGTGTACCGAAGGCGTGCGGAGATCACGGCTTCCTCTTTTCGGTGGTGAGTTGAGAGGGCGGCAGACGGTTTGCCGCGCGCTCGGCGAGGGTGGAACGGGCGCCCACGCGCCAGCCCTCCAGTGCCTCGGTGAGCTCCTGGACGTGGTCGGCGGCGTCCGGGTCAGGCGTCCCGGCCGTACGCGGGGAGCGGGTCCCGGCGTACGTGCCGTCGGGCCACTCCTCCCGGCCGGCCTCGGCGCGCTCCAGGACGGCGGCGTCCTCGGGGGTCAGCGCTGCCACGGGACCGGCCTCACTCCCCGCACGGCCCGCGGCGTCGGCACGCTGCTGCGCCTCGGCGGCGGGGACGGGCACGTGGCGTGGTGCGGCATCGCCCGCCACTCCGAAGGGCGCGGCTCGGGGTGCGCCTTGGTGAGGGAGCGGACGTACAGCAGGCCGTCGGCCCCCTGCGTGACCGCAAGGTTCCCCTCCTCGGAGGGCTGGGCGTCGACCGGCTGCCGCTTCCCGTTGGCCGTGGTGAGCGCCCAGCAGATCGGGGCGTGACACCGGCGGCAGGCCGCGATGTGCTGGCTGGCGGGCTTCATGCTGGGTTCCCTTCGTCGTGCTCGGTGAGGTGGGGCAGGACGAGGGCCCTGCCGTACAGGCGGATCGCCGCGGGGACGCCGTGCTCGGCGAGCGCCTGGCGGACGGTCTCGGGGGTGGCGGCCGCGCGCAGCTGCTCGCGCTCGGCCGGGCCCGGGGGCTCCGGGCCGGGGTCCGGCGGCGGAGGCATCGGGAGCCACGTCGTCGGCGGCCGCGGCAGGGCCGGCGGTTCGGGCCGGGGCGCCGGGGCGAGCAGCTGCTCGGCGGCGGCCGCGGCCAGGCGCTCGCCCTCGGCGATGTTGGCGCAGAGGTGGCAGCGCTCCCCGGTGGACCAGGTGGTGCCGGACTCGCAGGAGTCCAGGCGGCACCCGTGGCGGGGCAGGCCCGCGCCGAGGATCCACCGGCCGACGTCGCCGCGCTGGGCGTTCTCGGTGGCGGGGGCGTGGGCGGTGAGCCGGGAGTACCGGGCGGTCAGCCGGGCGGTGAGGCGCTCCATGCCGACCCCGGCGGACAGCTGGCGGCCGATCTCCTGGCCGATGCGGCGCAGCACGTACGGGCTGATGGCGGGGAGCTCAAGCCGTACGGGCTCGAGGACCTGCCACACCCGGGGCGAGAGTTGCAGCTCCGGCCCGCGGTACGTGCCAGCCTGGCTGTTGCTGCGCTTTTCGCCTTGGCCTCGCGCACTACCACCCGCATCTCGCCTACGGCGGATCGAACCACCAACCCCCGCCCTCTTCACCGGTCGGTCAGTCCGCTGGTCTTCCCTAGACGCGAGGGATCCACCACTACCGTCCGCACCGGATCCGTCATGAATGTCAGGAGCGGCGGCCGGGGCCTGGACGACGGCGTGGACGGGGTGGCGGTGGGTCTCGTAGGCGTGGCGGCCCTGCAGGCCCTGGCGGGCGTGCACGGTGATCCACCCGGTGGCGCCGAGCTCCTCGATGAGCCGGGCCGCCTGGCGGTCGCCGAGGTGCTGGCCGGCCTTCTTGCCAGTGTGGTGGTAGAGCATGCCGCCGAGGTCCCCGACGGCCAGCGGCACGTTGCGAGCCTCGGCGTACGCGATGAGGGCGTAGAGGCGCAGCAGGCGCGGCGAGAGGGCGTCGGCGGCCCGTACGGGCACCCACACGAAGTGCTCGGCCTCGGTCGCCTTGCGGACGATGCGGTGGGCGGACTGCCCGCGGCCGCCGCGCAGGGTGCGCCGGGTCGTGATGACCTCAACCAAGCCGTCGACCTCGTCCGGGTTGGTGAGGTCCTTCAGGCCGCGCTCGGCGACGCTCTTGGACAGGCCGAGGTACTCGGCGAGGACGGCGACCTTGGCGGTGCAGCCCTCGGGGCGCATCGCGAGCGCTGCGATCTTGATGTAGACGCTCAGGGCCGCATCGCGGTACTGAGCGCCCACAACCAGGCGCAGGGGCACACGCACACGCAGACCGCCGCCGGTGCGCGGCCGGGCGCCGGTCGACGCACGGGGCGTCTCCGGGCACGGCACAGCAGCAGCGGGGGCTGCTGCGTACGCGACGGCGGCGGTCAACGGTGCTCCAGGAGTGGGGTGTTACGGGGTGGGCTGGTCGGTCTGCGCGGCGGCGCGGGCGAGCGCGGCTTCCCGCTCGCGGGCGCGGCGCGGCTCGAGGAGGACGAAGTTCACGGCCTTCTGGGCGAGGAGGCCGTAGGAGAACGCCGAGTCGGCGATGCCCATGGCGGTGTCGACCGCGTCGTGGAACTCGCCCGCCTCGTGGTCGGCGAGGTCGCTTTGCTCGGCCAGGTGCACGGCGCGGTCGGAGGCGGACAGACGGTGCGCCAGCAGTTCGTAGGACGTGTTCAGCAACTCCGCCCCGGCGTAGTTGGTCAGGCCGGTGATGCTCAGCCGGTGTTGGACGGGCCGCTCGTACTGGTCGGTCTGAAAGGTGACGGTTGGCGGGGTGTGGCCGAGTTGGACGGACCGGACGGCCCACGCCGCGCCGGAGGCGAACAGGAGGGCCGTCTCCTCGTACCGGCGGTGCATCTCGGAGGCGGCATCGCCGTGGATGCGGCCCAGGTCGAACAGAGCGTCCGAGTGCGGCTCCTTCATGACGGGGTGGCCGTGCCCGGCGGCGTGCCTCTCCAGCGTGATGCGGCCCTCGTGAGGCTTGTGACGGTCGAACTCGGCCTGCGCGGCGAGGAGCTGGGTGGCCCGGTGGGCGATCTGGTACTCGCGGGCCGTCTCGTACAGGGCGTACACGGAGTCGAACAGCGACTCGGTCCAGTGCTGGGCGGGCTTCTCAGGCATGGGTGGTTGCTCCCTGCGGGGTGCGGCCGGCCTTCATGAGGCGGGCCATGATCGGGCGGGGGATGGTGAGGACCAGGTCCGCGGTGTCGTACGGGGCGGCCGCCTGGACCTGCCGGATCCATCCGCGCTGCTTGAGCGTGTTGAGGGCGACGACGACCTGGCCGACGTGCAGGCCCGTGTCGTGGATCAGGCCGATCAGCCGGGGCTGGCCCCCGGCGGGGATCTGGCCGGAGGCGTCCGCGTGCGTCGCGAGCGCGATCGCGACGAACTTCGGGTTGGGGCGCATCGAGGTGCCCAGGACGCCCTGCTCGAACAGGGCGCGGTAGGGCTGGTGGGGCTGCGCGGGGGCCGGGGCGGTCAGCTCCCGGTTCGCGGCGGCGACGGTGGCGGGGTCGCGGCGCGGCATCTGAGCCGGGGTGGGGCGGGCGGCGGTCGTCATGACGGCGGCTCCAGTTCTTCTGCGGGCGGTGGGGCGGTGGTGGGTTGGGGGTCGTCGCGGGGCGGCCAGCCCGGGCCCGGCGGGCACTCGGGCAGGCCGCGGATCGCGCGAGGGGTGTGCCGGTCGCACTTCCAGCCGGTGAGATACCGGCGGGCGTAGAGCAGGCCGTGCGGGAGGCCGAGGTCGTTGCACGGGCGGACCGAGCCGCTCATGCCGCGTCGGTGTTGATCAGGCCGCAGTTGGTGCAGCGCAGGCCCTCGTCCGTCTCGTCGTGCGGCCACGACATGTGGCCGCACACCGGGCGGTGGCAGGCCACCAGGGGGCGCGGGTCCCGGTACGGCTCCACGGCCGGGGCCGTACTGCGACGCCCGGTGTGGAGCCCGGCGATCAGGCACCGCACCGCGATGACGAGGAGGACCGCCAGGAGGACGACGGGCACGAGGTCAGGCATCGGCGAGGACCTCCTCGAGGCGGAGCTCGGCGAGGGCCAGGCCGAACACGGCGCACAGCCCCGAGCACCAGAGGCGGGCCGGGTCGGTGGAGCCGAGAACCTGGGTGCGGATCCACCCGGCCGTGTCGAGTCCGGAGGCGGACGCCTCGGCCGAGGGGGTGCCGCAGCCGGTCTCCTGACAGGTGCCCGGGCCGCCGTCGGCGCGGCGGGTCGGGTGGGCCAGGGCGTAGGAGGCGCACAGCGACGAGCACCAGGCCCGCGCCGTCGGGCGCCGCCCGAGGACCTGGACCCGCGCCCACCCCGTCGGCGCGGGCTCGGGGTGCGAGCCCCCGCACTTCGGGGTCCGGCACGTGCCGGGCAGGTCCGCCGGCAGCGGCACCCGCGGAATCCCGTACGCCTCGTCGGCCTCGCTCGCCGCGTTCTTCGGACGGCGCACCCGCGACGTGATTCGGGTGTTGAAGCCGCTCGCCGCCATCAGCGGACACCGGCCTTGTGCAGCGCACCGGCCAGTTCGGGCAGGGTTTTGATCCTGGTGGTCATCTGCTGGGAGCAGCGACCGCAGTGCGCCAGGACCTCGAACGCACCGAAGCCTGCGGTGCGGCGCACGGTGTAGATCAGCGACGTGTTCGGGACGAGCTCCACGAACGCCTGATAGGTGTTCTCGGGCATGTCCGGCGACGGCAGCCAGGTCCCGAGGGAGTTGGCCGCGTCCTCGCCGAACACGACCTGGGCCGCCGTTCGTGCGTGGCGGACGGCCTGCTCGTCGTCCTCCCGGTCCTGCTTGCGGATTTCCTCGTGGCGCTTCGCGATGGCGGCCTGGCACAGCGTCAGCAGGGTGTCGGTGTCGGTCTTCTTCGAAGCGGTGGGCTCCGGCTGTGTGAGCGTCACGACGTCCCCCCTTCACGGGTTTTGCGGTGCTTGTTGGTGGTGGTGATGCGGTGGTCGAAGGCCCAGCCGACGGCGATCAGAACGCCGACGGCCAGGCCCAGACCGATCAGGGAGCAGAGGACCCAGAGGTCGCCGTCCACGGCGTCACTCGGCGTCGGGGTCGTACGCGTCGGCGACGTCCAGCGGGACGACGACGTACCCGGTGAACTGCTGGTCTCCGCCGTCGACCTGGACGACGAGCTCGTACGGCTCGTCGGAGTCGCCGTCGTCGCCGAGGCTGGCCCACGTGTAGAGGAGCGCCCGGTCCGCGGGGTGCTCGTTGCTGACGAGGGCCTCGCAGTGCCGGCGGGCCTCGACCTCGGTGGTGTAGTGGCCGACGCGGATGGTTTCGTGCTCGGCCCGGTACACCGTGTGGGCGGGCGGGGGCTGGGCGGAGGTGATGCCGAGGTCGTCGTCAATGTGCGCCACGCTGGCGAGAGCATCCGCCCACGCGGCGATCTCGCGGGCGTCCTCGCAGACGACGGCCTCGCCGAGCTCGTCCAGGCCGTCCAGGAGCCGGGCCCCGGTGGGCTGCTCGCGCAGGGCGCGGGCGATCGAGACGAGGACGGCCGTACGGGCGTCGCGGGCGGAGATCGTCGGGGTGGACTCGCCCGGCTGGGTGTCCTTCCCCGTCTCGATGGCGTCGGCGATTCGCTCGGCGAGGCCGTCCACGGTGCCGGTCCAGGTGTCCCGCCCGGTGTGGAGCGGCTGCTCCACGGTGACCCGGGCGTCCAGGGTCGCGCCGGGCAGGACGCCGAGGACCGCGCCGGTGATTGCCGTACGGGCGCTCATTCCGCGGCCGCCGGGGCGTCGGCCAGGGTGTACGCCTCGAAGCGGACGCCGGCCATGGTGCCGGTTGTCTCGATACGGACGCGGCCCTCGCCGTGCGGGAGCTCGGCCACCTCGGTGCCGAAGTGGGAGGCGAATGCGCGGACCTGATCGGGGTCCTTGTGGAAGCCGATGACTAGAGTCGGCCCGTTGTTCCATTCGGCGAGGCGGACGTCCACGTCGACCGGCAGGACCGGGGTGGTGCTGAGGATGTGCTCGGCGGCCGCCATGGCCGCCAGGTAGCCGTCCCGGCGGGCGAGGCCCTGGATGATCTCGGCGCGCGAGGCTTCGGCCCGGATCGTCCGCTCGTCCTTGCCGGTGAGCTCCTGCAGCTCGGGGTTCCGCCGCCGTGCGATCGCCATCCGGACGTCGGTGTGCGTCATCGGCGGGCGGGTGAGGAGAAGGTGCCAGGGTGTTTCGCCCTCGGGCTGGGACGCGGCCGCAAGAGCGGCGGCGATCCGGTCCTCGGTAAGGTGGATGGACACGGTTACCTCTCAGTGGTGTTGAGATGAGCCGGAGGGGCCGTCTTGGGACCAGGCCCGGTCCCGGCGGCCCCGACGTCTGTCAGGCGGCGCGGGGCGCGGGCCTGGCGGTGTCGGTGGTGGTGAGGTGCCGGTACAGGACGGCGAGCGAGGAGAGCTCGCTCGGAGTCAGGCGGCAGCTCGGGCAGTCGGTGGGCGCGAGGCCGTGATCGCAGTCGTCCGCCATGCCGGCGGCGAGCGCCTCGGCGGCGGTGCGGCAGATCACGGGGTGCCAGCCAGCGCGGGCGTAGGCCCGTCTGCAGGAATGGACCGGCCGGTGGGGGCCCAGAGGACGAGAGGGTCCACGCCGAGGACCCGCGATATGGCGTAGGCGACCTCGGCTGGTTGCGTTCGCACCTCACCCGAAAGGAGGTGATCGATCGTGCCGTGCGGGACTCCGACTTCGGCCGCGAGTGCGCGCAGCGTGATGGCGGATCCAGTCCCTGTGCGCGCCATGAGCATGCGCAGCCGATCCGGGTTGACCAGCAGGAAGCGGTGTTTTGCAGGTTCCATGTGCGACCCCTTGGGCAGAGCGCCTAAAAAATTGGGCAAGCTCAAAGTAAGCACCCCTTGGGCAATCTGTCCAGTTTTTTGGGCAGACGGCGCGCATGGATTTAGTCAACATCGCGAGACGGGGTGGCGGTGGCCGCCCAAAAACCTGGACACTATGGCCAGGGGGGCGGACTCCTCCTGTGCCTGAACTGGGAAGATGACCTGTACGTACCTTTGGTCACTTGGGCACCCGGACGCCCCACGCACCCCCGGAGGATGATCATGGAGACTGCAGCGGCTCCCAGATGGGACCTGGCCGACCTCGTCCGTCGACGGATGGACGAGCTCGGCCTCTCCTTCAGGAAGCTCGCCGATGCCTGCGTTGACCCTCTGGATGAAGGCGCGGGACCTCTCTGGACGCGGGGCACCCTGGAAAATCTGGCGAAGCGCGAGCCCGTCAAGGCGCCCTCGGCCCCGCAGCTCCGGGCTCTCTCTGCTGGCTTGCAGCTCCCCTTGCGCCTCGCTCAAGAGGCTGCCGCTGCCCAGTGGTTCGGTGTCGAGACGGTTTATGACGATGAGAGTGACCCCGAGACACGCCTCCTGGTGCGCCGATTCCAGCAGATGAGTCCGGAGGACCGTCGGCGGCTGCAGATCATCGCGGAGACCTACGACCCGTCCTGAGTCGTTACTCGGTCAACTAGTCATAACGTTGGGTGATTTTCATGTAACCCCTGGTCCGAATGTGATCGCCGATGCATGATGAACGTCCTGCCGGGGGGCGGAATGCGTGACTCCATCAGTCATGCCCTGGGGATTCGAACTGACGTGCGTATCCTCGGGCAGCGGGAGTCCGGTACGGGGAGGTAGGCGCACATGAGCAAGACGATCAGTGGCAGCAGGGCGCCCGTTCGAATTGCATTCGAGCTGGTCTCGGCGAGCACGCTGCCACCGGGCAAGGCCGTCGCCCTGGACGAGGTCGACGGGCTGATCACCGCCCGGATCGGCGAGGGCCACATGACGCCGGAGCTGCGGGCCGAAATCGAGGACCTGCACCGGACGGTCACCCAGCAGGAGCGGTGGGTGCAGACCTCGCCGGAGCTGGACCCGCACCGCCTCGAACAGCCGGCGGAAGGTCTGGGTATCGCGCACGTGGCGTGGGAACGGGTCGCCGCGGGGGTGCTGCCGCGCGATGTCCTCGCCGCCCCGGTGGAGCGCGACCGCATGCTGGTGTGGCTCCTCCACGAGGATCACGCCTCGGCACAGCTGTGCGCCGAGGTATCGGAGTACGGGCGAAGGATCGCGGGCGATGGACTCTGGGAGCAGCGATGGCCTACCGCTTAGCCTTACCCGCCTCCTGGCCGGGGGCGGTGTCCATACGGGCCCGGACGACACGGATTGCATTCGTGTCGAATCCGGGCCCTCTGCGTTGGGTCGGCAGGATGACCACCCCGAACAGAATCCTGACGGTCGTGGCCCGGACGCTGATGGGGGTGGCCTCCCACTGCTCCGGGGTGATACCGACCATGCGGCCCAGGAGGCGGCGCTCCGCGGTCGCCCCGATCTCCGCACGCGTCGCCGCGATCTTCTTCTCCAGGCTCGCGAGGCCGACCAGGGCCAGGGCGGCGTCAACCTCGGGGTTGTCGGCCAGTGACTCGATCTGCTGACGTACCGTGTCCCGGCGCCGCTCGAGGTCGGCGAGCTCGTCAGCCAGGCCGGGACTCTCAGCCCGGGCTGAGAGCTCGTCCAAGAGCTCGGGGCTGTTCAGTAGGCGTATGGCCCGGCCGCTGACGTAGGCCTCGGTGTGCTCGAGGTTTCGCCCGACCTTGCGGCAGGTGTCGCAGTAGTAGATGCGGGCGCTCTTCCGGTTCCTGCCGCCGACCGGCTTGGTCGACATCCACGACCCGCAGTTCCAACACTGGGCCCCGCCCACTCCGGACAGTAGATACTTGCGCTCCCGCCCGGGGTGAGGCCGCAGCTCGGCGCCGGTCGCGTAGTACCTGCGCAGGCTCTCCCACATCTCCCGCGGGAAGATCCCGTCCCATGCCGCCTCGTGGAGCTGGCCGTCCCGCTCGATCAGCCCGGCGGACCTCGGGGCGAGAAAGAGATTCCTCAGCGTTTTCGTCTGCCACGCGTTGCCCTCGGTCGTGGTGCACAACGTGTTCATCCACCGGACGACGCCGGCCTGGGGCTGGCCGGCGAGTACCCGCTCCCCGGCCCCGAGCAGGATGCGGGCCTCCTCGGGTACCTGCTGACTCATGTCGTAGAGAGGAACCTCGGTCTCCACACCGTCGACCAGCTTTGTCCGCGTGCCGATCTGCACCCCGTACCCGAAGGCGCGGTGTCCGCCGGACTGGGTGAGGCCGGCCTCCAGCCGGGCGTCCAGGGCGCGCTTCACTCGGCGGCTGATGTTGTCCGATTCCCGGCAGGCCTGGGCCGCCTCGATACGCAGGATGAACCTGTCGTCGGGGGAATCGAGGTCGCGCGTGCCGGACGGGCTGGCAATCCGCATGCCGCGGCTGTCCGAGATCCCGATCAGCGTCTCGAGGTCGAATGGCTGCCTGATCAGCCGGTCGCCGTGGTAGACGATCACGGCGTCGATCTCGCCCGCCTCGATGCAGCGCAGCATGCGGTCCCACTGCGGCCGTGAACGGTTCCTCTGCCAGGCGCTGCGGCTGTTGTCCGGGAAGATGTGGGCCTCGCTGACGCCCCAGCCCAGACGGTCCGCCAGAGCGCGGCAGTCGGCCTCCTGGCGCTCCACCTTCTCGAGCGATCCGTCCGGCGCGTACGACAGTCGGCAGTAGATGCCGGCCCTTTGAGGCAGGCGCAGAGTTGTCCGCAT